CGACCGCGCCTGGCACGCCGGAAAGAGCAACTGGTTCGGCCGGCAAGACCTTAACTCATGGAGCCTCGGGCTCGCTTGGGAGGGCAACACTTATGACTACCCGCTCGGTGACGATGCCATGGCCAGCGCCATCGAATACCTCGTCCCGCGAATGAAGAAGTGGGGCATCCCACTTAACATGGTCGTCACCCATCAACAAGTCAGCCCAACCCGCAAGACCGACATCTCGCCGGGAGATGCAGACAGATTTCGGACGAAACTAAAAGCAGCACTGAACTAATGGCCATCGACTCTCCAGTCCAACGTGACGGCGACCAAGGATTCCTTGGCTTTGCTTCGCGCCTAAACCCGCTGACCCTGCCAGCGGGCATGCTGCAAGACAGTGTCAACATGCGCTTGGAGCGCGGCACGGCGCAGACCCGCAAGGGGGCCAAGCGGCTGGCCGATGCGATCAGCACAGCGGACGAACCGCTTACCCTTTCCTTTGACCTCGCCGCCGACAAGGCGATCACCTCGATCACCTTTAGCGGACCCACCGCGACCGTGACCACGGCTGCCGCGCACGGCTACAGTAACGGCGGCCAGGTCAACATCTCCGGCGCCACCGGAGCCGACGCCGCCTTCTACAACGGAGACTTCGCCATCTCCAACGCCAGCGGGACGACCTTTGACTACACCATGACCGGCACGCCGACCGCTAACGCCACCGGCACGCTGTTGGCCAACAAGGGGCCGCTGGTCAGGACGACCTACGGCGGCGGCATCTTTGCCTCTGGCGTCTTCGCTTCCCAGAATTACCAAAACGCCAACGAGTATATCGTGATGTGTGGGCCGAGCGAAGCCTACCTCTGGCGGAACACCAGCCCGACCGACACGGTGGTCACGGTGGGCTATCCCGGCGATGAGACCATTGAGCCGACCGACAATGTCTCGGTGGTGCAAGCCTTTGACCGACTTTACATTTTGCGGGAAGCGGCACAGACCGGCACGTTTGCCGAAGTGGGGCGCGGAACCAGCGAGGCGGGGGCGGCGACCATGACCATCGCCTCGCCGGCCATTGTCACAAGGGCTGCTCACAATTTGGAGAATGGCATGGCCGTGGTCTTCAGCACGACCGGCGCCTTGCCGACCGGCGTGACGGCAGGCACGGTGTATTACGTCATCAACAAGGCGACCGACACGCTTCAGATCAGCGCGTCCAGCGGCGGAGCCGCCGTTAACACCTCCGGCACTCAAAGCGGAACGCACACCCTCACGCCGGTCAGCGCCGTGGTCAGCGCCGCCACCGGCACCATCTTCAGCAAAAGCCACGGCTACGTTGTGGGCGACCGAGTCCGCCTAACTGATGGATCGTCGGCGGCCTTGGACGGGCATGAGTTTGATGTCGCTACCAAGACCGACCACACCTTTACCATTGCGGTTCCGAGTGGCACGGCCAGCGACCTAACTGCGGGGCTGCGCCTTCGCCGCGTCAAGCCGCCGATCTACTGGACCGGCACCGGCAGCTTCGTCCGTGCGGCGGGCGGCATTCCGGCAGAAGGTCCGACCTACAAGAAGATGCGCAGCGTGCCGTGGGCGGCCTACATTCAGAACCGCTTAATTATCCCTGACGGCCGCGACCAAGTGGCCATTAGCGACTACCTCGACGCCGACCTCTACGATCCCCTCTGGCAGTCCTTCCGCGCCGGCGCCGGGGGCAGTGATTACATAGTCGCCGTGCATCCGTGGGTGGAGAGCAGCGCCTTGGTCTTCGCCCGCAAGAGCATCTGGCTGGCCACGCTGGCCCAGTTCCCCAGCACAGACGGCAGCGGCTTTGCCATCGACACGGCGGCCGCCAAGCTGGAGTTGATCACCGACGAGATTGGCTGCTCGGCCCGCAACTCCATCGCCACGGCCGGCCGCTATGTCTTCTTCCTCTCGGACGCCGGTGTCTACCGCCTGGACACCCAGCTTGACCTCAAGCTGCGCGGCGACACCCGCCCGCTGAGTGCCCCGGTCGCCGACCAGTTTGAGCGCATCGACCAGAGCAAGGTGCAGCGGGCCTTTGGCCTCTGGCACAACAACCGCTACACCTTGGCCGTCCCGACCCTCGATTCACCGGACGACACGAACGATCTGGTCATCACTTGGAACGCCCTCAATGACCAATGGGAGAGCCGCGACATTTACGACATCGGCGTGGACGCCCTAATCGTCAGCACCTACAGCGATGTTCGCCGCGTTTTCAGCGTCCGCCGCACCGGCAAGCTCTACCTCCTCGACGAGAAGGCTGACGGCACAGACGACGAGCCGAGCGGCAGCAACGTGGACCAATACTCCGGCACAATTAAGACGCGCCGCTACAACATGGGAAACATGCACAGCAAGCGTTTCACCCGCGCCCTGAGCGATGTTGTCCTGCCCAATGCAGGCTCAGTCACGGTCAAGGCCAACCTCATCAACCCGGACGCCGAGATCATCCTGGGGCCCGGGCAGAGCAACGACACCGGCGTCGGCGATGATTACACGCTCAAGCAGCCAATCCGGCGCAAGGCCCACGCCGCCGAAATCATCTTTCAGACCAACCTCCAGCGTCCCGAGATTCGCAACGTCTCCATCGAGGCGGCACTTGAAGGTCTCCCGCAAACCGACACCCGCAACGCAGCTTAATTATGGCAACATTCACAATCACCCCGATCAAAACCTTTGTCTCTGGCGAGAACGTCACGCCGGTCAAGCTAAACCAACTTAGCCAGAGCACCGTGGCGCTGACGGCTGGGAGCATTGTGGCGGCGGACATTGCTTCGAATGCGGTGACCACGGCGAACATTTTGGATGCCAACGTGACTACGGCGAAGTTGGCCACAGTGACACAGCAGTCGTTGCTCCCCGCCGGTGCCGTCATGCCCTTCGCTATGAACTCGGCGCCTGCTGGTTGGCTTGCGGCCAATGGTGATCCGGTCCTGCGAGTTGGCACATACGCGGATTTGTTTGCTGCGATTGGAACAACGTACGGCGGTGGCAACGGCAGCACGACCTTTAACCTGCCCGACCTGCGCGGTATCTTTGTGCGTGGCAGCGGGTCGCAGACGATCAGCGGGACAACTTACAACAAGGCATTTGCTCTTAAAGAGCAAGACGGCATAAAGAATCACGATCACCAAATACGATATTCAAATATTGCCGCCGGCGGCGGCGGCGGCGCGATTCTCCAGGGGGCGGGCCCAGGGATATACGATGTCGGAATGGTTCCCGGAACCGCAGCAGACGAAACCCGCCCCGCAAACATCGCCCTGTTGTATTGCGTGAAGTTTTAAGCATGACCCCATGGCAAAAAGCAAAGCAATGGCAAGACGCCCACGACACAACGGACTTCTGGGAACTCCTCGGCGAGCATCTCTCCAGCGGCTACGTCTGGAACTCGCCGAAGGTTTTCCTGCTGGCCAGCGAAACACGCTGGAATGCGGAGGAGCAAACCTTTGAAGGCGGCGATCCCAACTGCTGGTTCGTGCGCCTGGCTGCTGCTGCTGGGCACGCAAATGCTGTTGGCGAGTTTCTGCGCGTGGCGCCGAAGCCGCACCAATATGTCGCATGGCATCGCCGTCAACAATTTGAGCCCCGCGTCTACCGCTGGGACAAGATCATAAAAAAAACAGGAGGATAAAACTATGGGAGGAAAAGGACCAAGCGCACCCGCGCCACAACCACTGCCACCGGCACCGGCACCAATCGACTACGACAAAATGGCCGCCGCGTCGATCCGTGTAGCCAATGCACAGATAGCCGCCGAAGAGGAGTCGATCAAGCGGCTTTACCCGCAATACACTGCGCTGCAATTTCAGACGGCCGACCAACTCGCTGGCAAATTAGACAACGAATATCTAAAACGCACGCAGGGTGTAGTCGGCGAGGAGTTGCAAGCAGCCTCGGCGCCCAATGCCATCGAGGCGCGGCTCCAGCAGGATGCGGAAGCGGAGTTGGCCCTCGGCCGCTCGCTGAGCCCAGAGCAGGAGCGTATGGCAACGCAGTCGGCAAGGGCCGGAATGGCGGCACGCGGCATGGCGACCGGGAACGCTGCGCTGGGCGCGGAGATCCTTAACCGGGACGCCTATGCCTCTGGTCGCCAGGACCAGCGGCGCGGCTTTGCGGCCGGCGTCAACCAGATGGACCTTGCGCGCAGACAGCGGCGGGTTGGTCTGGCGGGTGCTTACAACCAGCTTGACCCTTTCCGTCAATCGATCGGGCCGGCCTTTGGGCTGGGGCAAAGCACGCTGGCTAATACGACGGCGCAGGTGGGTGACATCTTTGGCGGCTCGCTGCGCACGGCGGGGGGCGTCGAAACCTTCAACACGAATATGCTCGCCTCGAACCGCAATTCGGTGCTGAACAACAACGCGGCGCTGCAGGGCGCTTCGATGCAGGCGGGGGCGATGAATAACGCGGCGATGATGGGCATGTTTGGGCAGATCGGTGGGTCGATCTTCTCGGACAAGCGGATGAAGAAGAACATCAAACCGCTGGGCCAGGCGGCGGGTGTGCTCGGGCTCAAGGCTTATGAGTTTGCCTACAAGGGCGAGGACCAGAAGCGGGTCGGCTTCATGGCGCAGGACGTGCAGAAGGTGCTGCCGGAGGCGGTGGAAGTGGTGGAGCACCAGGGCAAGAAGCGGTTGGCGATCAAGCCGGCCGTGATCGGTGCCGCCCTCGCGCAAGAACTTATGGCCCCGAAGAAGGCGGCTTAACCTTAACAGAATAACTAAAACTATGTTTCAATATGCACCTACAGTAAATGACCGCAGCGGGGAAATCCTCGCCTCGGGACAGCTCGGGGCCGCCCAGGCCAACGCGGCGATGATGCAACAGCTGGGCTCGGACATCTCGAAGCCGATCCGCACCGCAGGACGGGCCGTGGCGGGCTTCGCCATGGGTGGACCGGCCGGGGCGGCAATGGCGATGCAGGGCGGCGAGGGTGGCGGGGGGAGCGATGACAGTGTCCTCGGTAGCTTCATCAGCGCCTACGCCAACAACAAAGCCTTGGAGGCAAAGGGCACCGCCTATGGCGACTTCATGAAGCGGCACGGGCAGCAACTGGGCTTTGACCCCGGCTACCTCGAGGACTTCCTCAAGCGCGATCCCCGCGAGCAGGCGATGATCGGGGACAACATCATCGGGATGCAGAACACGGGCTCGAAGCTGATGAGCTTGAATTACATGAACCAACAGTCGAATGCCTTTGGTGGTCGGGGCGATGGAACGGGGGCCGGCGCAGGCGGCGGGGATAGCTTTACGTTCTAAGGAGACATTATGGCGGAACCACAAATCATGTCGGCCCAAGAATACGGACGCTCCGTGTTGGGCTACGCGGAGGGTCAATCGATCAAAGGCAAGGAGTTGGCCAAGTTCAGAGACCAATATGCCAGGTATGTGCAGTCGGCCGAAAAATCGTTCACTCCTACGACCGGGATGGCGACCAATGCGGTGTCGCAGGAGGTGACGCCTTACTTTATGTCGTCGCCGAATTCGGCGCAGCCGATGGTGCAACGGAGCTCGAAGCAACTCTCGAAGGGGAAGGATGGCAAGGCTTACACCTTCGACCCGCTGACGGGGGAAGTGGCGCCGGCTATAATCAAGGGCACGACGAATCAGTTTGAGATGGACCCGAAATCGAATGCCTTGGCCGATGCGCTGGCGCAGATGGCGGGTCCGCAGGGGGCGGCGGCGGAGGAACCAAGTGGGATTGCTTCTTTCTTTGGCTTCGGCGGCGGGGCGCCGGCGGCTTCGCCGACTCCGAGCCCGACGCCAGAGCCTACGGCGACTCCGATGCCGGCGATGGCGGGGACGAATGTTCCGGTGCCGACGGCGGCGCCGGCGCTTTCAACGCCGGAGGCGGTGCGGGCGGCCTTCCTGGCGGGGCAGATCAGTGAGGCCCAGGCGGTCCAGATGTTGCGTGGTGGGCGATAATAGCGTCCATGGCCCTCGCCGCATTCCAATCTGACCAGCAGGCGCTGGACTTTCTCTACGGGGGTCCGGTGGCGGACCCGCAGTTGGATATTGCACCGGAACCTCCGGTGGAGATGGACCCGGGGCCGGATCGGCTGGTCCAAGCGGCGGATGCCGCCTTCCTCAATGACCTCGATGCGCGGGGGGAACCGCGGCTGCCGCAGGAGGATGAGGATTTGCCGCAGACGCCGCGCCCTACCTTGGAGGCGGAGCAGACAAGCGGGCCGGGGTTCGGATCGGATGAGGAGGCGTTGGCCTTTCTCCAGGGGGCGGAGCAACGGGCGCCGGAGATTAAGCTGCCGGCGCCGCGGCCGACTCCGAAGCCGGTGACGACGCCGGAGGCGGCGGATGGGACGGATGTGACTTTCGATGCGAAGGGACCGGCGTTTCAATTTACGGGGTCGCTCGTCGTGGACCCGACCTCGGGACCGGAGCAGGGGCTCGATGGGATGGCGCCGGTGGCGCCGCGGGGACCGATGGCGGCGGCGCCCGGGGTAGCTGAGCCGGTGCTGAATCGGCGGCCGCGGCTGGTGCCTTCGGAGGGTGGGCAGATTGTCTTTGATCAGTCGTCGCCGGAGCGATTTACCCAGGGTGTCGAGGAGGCGTTTGCCGCGGGGATCTTGCCGCGGTCGAACTATGAGAAGATCAAGGCGGACGAGGCGAAAATTTTCAAGGTGATGGATGACCGGCGGAAGCTGGAGGAGAAGGCGCAGGCGGACCCTCGGCTCTTGGCGATCTTGCAGGGCGCCGGCCGCGGCGGGGCGATGACGGTGGGCGCGGCCGGGGGAGCGAAGCTCTTGGCGGCGGGTGCGTCAGCGGCGGCCTTGGCGACGGTCGCGGGTGCTCCCTTTGCACCGGCGGCGGCGGTGGTGGGCGGGGTGGCGGGCGCGATCGGCGGCGGCATTGCGGCGGGCGTGGGCTACGACGCGATCTACAAGAAGCTGGGCGAACATTTTACGGAATACGACGATGTGATGAAGGCGGCGGAGTTGTTTCCGATGCACAAGGCGGGGGGCGAGATGGGGATGGTGGCGCTGGCGCTGCCGGTCTCGGTGGCGCAGGGCGCCCGGGGATTGCGGACGGCTTTCCAGGATGGCGGGTTGCCGCAGGTGGCTCGGACGGCGGGGACGGCGGCTGGGCTGGGCGCCGGGACGGGTGTGGTGGCTTATCCGATCGATGCGGCGGTGCGGGGCCAGGAGATCACGCCGGGGGGATTTGCCGCGGCGGCGGGCGTGGGTGCTTTGACGGGTGGATTTTTCCTCAACAACCGGATGGCCAGGGCGAAGGATGTGGCGGCGGTGGCGGCGAAGATGAAGGCGGGCACGCCGCTGACGGCGGCGGAGACGAAGCTGGTCTGGGAGGCGCAGCCGCCGATCTCGGCGGCCATTGCCCGGATGGATACGGCGGGCGGGGTGCGGACGGGTCCGCTCGAGGTGGAGGTGCCGACGACTTCGGTGGCGGGCCTCGTGCCTTCGGTGGGCCGTGCGGCGGCTCGCGTGCCCTACCGCGTGCCGGTGATGCTGCCGGCGGGTGCAGTGGCTCGGGCCAAGGCGGACGTGCCACAGGCTTTGCCAGCGCCCGGGAAAGCGGCGGCGGCGGATGTTTCGGTGCCGCGGACGGCGCCGGTCAATGTCCTGCCTTCGGGGACGGTGACGATTCCGATGCCGGGGCCGGCGGCCTCGGCGGCCGTGGCGGTGCCGCGGGCGGTCTCGGCGGCGATGGCGGAGCCTTTTAATTGGGCGCTGGATACGGCGAATGAGCGGGGGATCGACCTGGAGGAGACGGAGACGGATAACTGGAATGCGCTGCTCTCGGAGCATTTGCAGATCGTGAAGTCGGCGATCGATGCGGGGGAGCCGGTGTCGGTGAAGGCGTTCCAGGTTTATGATTTGTCGGTGCCGTTCTATGACCTGGACCCGGCGACGGGGACGGCGACGCTGAATGCGCAGACGCTGCGGGATTATGAGGAATACCTGGGCGGGCAGGATGCGGACTATCGGGAGAGTATGGCGGACGCGGGTGCGGAGGAGTTGCTGGCGGCGGTGATCGACCTGGGCGGACTGCCGGCGCCGAAGTCGGGGGCGAAGCGGGCGGTGTGGTCGGGCGAGCTGAAGGCGCTCTATGAGGAGGCAAAGGGCGCGGGCAAGGGCAAGGGGGGCGATAACCAGAAGGGGGTCTTTATCAATAAGCTCTTCCGCCGGGATGGCATGGATCTCGATGAGATGGCCATGGCGCTGAAGGCGAAGGGCTTCCGGGTGGAGACGGAGGCGGACCTGATCGAGCTGCTGGGTAATCGGTTGCGGTCGGGGCGGGAAATTTTCGGCATGGCGACGCAAAGCATGGAGGATGTGCCGCTGGAGATGCGGGGGGCACGGCCACAAATGCCTGGCGCGGCAGAGACTGCCGCGGCTACAACGCCGGCGCCACGGGTGGAGGAGCGGCCGGACTTGACCCTTGCGCCGCCGGCTACGGTGCGGTCGGGTGGGGGGACGCAGGTGCCGCCGGGGGCGATGCCGGATGGTCCTGTGGCAGGATCTCGGGGAATGCCGGATGTACCAGAGCAAATTTTTGGGGAGCCCACGGAATCCGATGGAGCCATCCGCAGCTGGCGCTTGACGCCAGACTTAAATGTGTCGCTTGATACAAACAAGGGAACGTATTTCGTAGATGCCGGCGAGCGAGAGCTTGGACCCTATAGCACGGCGCAAGATGCAGCAGAAGGATTGCTTGAAGTTGGCGCAGAAGTGGCAGACGCCGCTCGGCCCGAGATAGAACGAGACGCAATGCGGGACAGTCTTTCGCGCGCAAAAACGCTGCGCGGTCAAGATGGAGTGGCGGGTGTAAGTTTTTCCAGAATCAAGGGCAGTAGCAAAAGCAACTCCATGTATATGGACGTTGTGATTGATTTCGAGCCAGCGCTTGGCAAGCGGCTTTACGATGCCGGTGTGCAGGACAAGCGTGACACCAGCAATTTTGCTTGGGACTTGGACGATGATGCTGGAGTTGTTGAGCAGGCATCAGTTTCGGTGAGAATAAGCGACCATGCCGACGTATCAGCCTTCTCTAAAAGCACGGCGGCAATTCAAGACTTTGTGACGCCAAATAAGCGCGGAGATTGGCTACAAGCGCCGGATCGCGTTTTGGCAGACATTGAAGGGCGCATTGGGGTATCGCTGCCTCGCCCTAAAATACAGAAGCCCGACGTTTCCGTCGGGCCTCTCGAAGCGGTGGCTTCACGCCTTGCGGCGGTTAGATCAAACCAAAGTCAAGCTACCACGCAGCCAAAAGATGTCAACAGGCAAACCCGCGGGCAGGCGATGCCGGATGCTCCGTATGCGGTGAGCTCGAGGGCGATGGAGCCGCCGGGGTCGGTGTCGAGTGATCCGTTGACGCCGCCGGCTACGGTGCGGTCGGGTGGGGGGGCGCAGGTGCCGCCGGGGGCGATTCCGGTGGGGATGGCGGCGCTCCAGACTCCGGATTGGGTGCTGGCTCGGGGGGAGACTTCGGCGGGGCGCCGGCTGATCAAGGGGGTGGAGAATTTCCGACCAGGACAACGCTGGGGGTTCCGGTCGATCGTGGACTTCGTCAATGAGGCGGTGCGCTTGGAGATGCGGCGGTCGACGACGCAGACGTCGCGGACGCATCCGGCGCACTATAAGCCGGCGAATCATGTGGCTTACACGCGGGAGACGCAGAGCCAGATCAATTTCCATGAGGCGGGGCATGGGTTGGAATATTTGCTGCGGGCACGGTTGCCGGATGTCTTCGTGCCGCACGCGGCGGAGCTGATCGCGCTGACGAATCGGCCGGGCAGCATGGCGAGTGATCCGCCGGCGTCGCTCTCGCCGGAGGGTCAGCGTAGCTACCGGAGGGGTGAGGGCGTGGCGGAGTGGACGCGGCTGCTGCTGACGGACCCGGCGACGGTGCAGAATCTGCAGGTGTCGGCGGCGATCTCGGCGGCGGCGGAGCGGTTTTATCCGGGCATGGCGAAGCTCTTGCGGGATGCGGCGCGGGCGGTGAATGCTTTCCAGGGGCAGGATGTGGCGACGCGGTGGGCGATGTTTAACGCGCCGCCGAATGTGCGGCCTTCGGCCAATGAGTTGATCGGGGCGATCATCCGCGGGGGCGAGGCGGCGGTGAATGCGATCGCTTCGGGGGCGCCGGTGTCGTCGCTGGATCGGAAGATCACGCGGGCGATCATCAAGCAGCGGAAGGAGACGGAGACGGCTTACAAGGCGGCGCTGACTAAGGCGCGGCTGGTGCGGTCGACGAATCTGACGCCGTTGATGTCGGCTTACAACATGATCCTCTCGATCGGGGCGGAGACGCAGCTGGCGATCAGTGGGACGGGGACGTCGAAGGGGTTGCGCATTGTGGAGAAGGATGGGAGTTTTCGCTACCTGACGGGCGAGTCCTGGACGGACTTGCGGAAGAAGGTGCCGGCGTCGAAGTTGGCGCAGTTTGACCAGGCGGCGTGGGCGCAGGAGTCGCTGAACCGGTGGGAGAATGGGGGCCTCGAATATCCGGGGATGCGGGAGGGGATCTTGCCGGAGGACTTGAAGGCGATCGTGGCGATGGCGGTGCAGGATATTCCAAATTTTACGCGGATGTATAAGGAGCAGTCGCGCTTCCATGACCTTATCCTGGAGGTGAAGGAGGCGGGCGGGCTGATCTCGGGGATGGACCGGGCGCGGATGCAGGGGGCGAGGCCTGGCTATTGGCCGCTGCCGCGGGTGATGACGGCGGGCCGCGGCGCGGCGGGCCGCGGGCGGGGCGATATGTCGGCGGGGGTCTATCGGGCGCGGGGCTCGGGGGAGGCGATCCGGAATATCGATGAGGTGACGGAGGAGCGGACGCGGGAGATGTTCGAGGCTTACTACTGGAATCGCTTCGGGTTGAAACTCTATGACAATATGGCGGCGGTGGCGAAGGACTTGTCGCTGCCGGCGGAGGCTCGGATCTTGGCGGGCTCGACGATGGTGAAGATGAAGATGCCGATGAAGGCGGCGGCGTCGGTCTCGAAGGAGGAGGCGCTGGGCTGGGTGATGAAGTCGATCGGGGATGCCTATGAGAAGGTGCTGGGCTTCCGGCCGGAGGTGAAGGCGGAGGACGTGAATCTCTCCTGGAGCTTCCGTGATGTGTGGCGGCCGGTGAAACCGACGGACGTGAATGTGGTGTCGCTGCTGCGGGATGGGGTGCGGGAGTATTACCAGCTGGGTGATCCGGCGATCTTCGGGCTCTTTGCTTCTCCGCAGACGGCGTCGAAGATGGGTAAGGCGGCGTCCTGGCTGGTGGGGCCGATGACGCAGAATTGGAAGCGGAACATCACGCAGGGTGCGGTCTTTGCGTTGAGGAATTTGTTCCGCGATACGTTCACGCAGACGTTGCTCAATCCGGACCCGATCGGCTGGGTGCCGGGCTGGGCGCATACGAAGGGCGTGGTCAATAAATTTACGAAGAAGTATCCGCAGGTGTTCTCGGAGGGTTTGCTGCTTTCGCGGGTGCAGCCGAGCGAGCAGGAGATGCTGGCCTCGATCAAGCACGGGGCGATCTGGCAGTGGTTGAGTGAGGGTTTCTATGTGAGCCAGGCGAAGGACCCGGTGATCAAGACGGTGGCGACGGTGCTGCAGCCGAGTAATTGGTTGTTTCCGATCTGGAAGACGGGGGATTTGATCAACCTGGTGACGGGTGGGCGGGCGATGGCGGCGTTCTTCGAGACGGCCGGCCGTGAGGGTGCGGCGGTGGCGGCGCTGCAGCGGGGGGCGACGGATGAGGAGGCGCTGGCGAAGTATTGGACGGCGAGCGGGCAGTTCAATGAGCACTCGGGGATTGCCGATGCGAAAATTGCCATGAGCATCCCGGGGTTCCTCAATCCGATGCTGCAGGGCGTGCGCAATGTGGCACAAAAACTTTCCGATCCGGACCCGGCGGTGCGGGGGACGGCGTGGACGCGGCTCTTGGTGATGATACCGGTGATGTTCGGCGGGGCGGCGATCGCTCGCTACCTCATGATGGATGAGGAGGAGAAGGAGCGGGAACGTCAACGGGTGGTGGATGATCGGCTGTCGTTCATGGATCTGGCGGGGTTCTCGGTGCCGTTTCCCTACGGGCCGGAGGGCGTGATGGGCTCGGTGGTTTATAATGCGACGATGGATGATCTCCTGGGGCGGCCGAAGGTGGACGCGGACCGGACGGCGGGCATGCTGCTGAAACGGATCGTGGACCCGGGGAGCGGGCTGCAGTTCTTCGGCCCGCAGCTGGCGACGATCATGGAGGCGAACATGAATTGGTCGACGTTTCGCCAGAAGCATATCGTGGCGCCGTGGATGGTGCAGCTGCCGGCGAGTGAGCAATACTACAGCACAACGCCGGAGTTTTACCGGAAGGTGGGGACGATGATGAATTACTCGCCAGCGAAGTTGCAATATATCGTGCAACAGGCGCTCTCGCGTCAGGCGGATGAGACGCTGCGCCTGGCGGAGTCGATCGACCGGGGCCGGCCGATGATGGAGATGGCGGATGTGCCGTTCGTGGGGCGGTTGTTTGTCCGCGATCCGATCGGTTTCGGCAGCCAGGCGGTGCGGTCGGTGACGGCGGTGGAGGACCGGCTGCGGCTGCTCGATGAGCGGCTGAAGGCGAAGGGTTGGAATATGCTGCGCGATCCGGAGTTTCCCGCGGAGGACCTGGGCAGTGATCAGCTGCGGCATCTGCAGGTGCAGCTGGCTTACATGGAGGATCTGCGCAAAGGGATGGGCGTGCTCTCGGGCATGCAGGGGGTGGCGAAGTATTATTCGCTAAAACGGGATTTCGCCAATGAGCGGAACATGCGGACGGTGCAGACTCGCTACGCGCAAAGTCTGCTCATCGGCAACCGCGGGCAGATCGCGGAGCTGGAGAAGGCGCTCGAGCTGCTCAAGCAAATCCCGCAGGGCTCGCCGGACCAGGTGGCCGCGGAGTATCTCAACCGGAGATTTTAGAGGGCGAAACGGGGCAGGGAAGTGGTCCGTAAAGTGGCCCAACAGGGAATCGGACAGAGAAAAAGGCCTGCTCCGTAGTCAGATGCTCTATCCAATTGAGCTATGGCCGCGTTTGTTCTTGTAAGTTCTCATAAAAGGGCCACTGCCCTCTGATGAGGTTTCTGATCTTACTTCGAAATTTGGCTTGCATGCTGTTCGGCTTTGTTCGATCTTGTTCGCATGGAAGTGGCACTGAAAGTGGCCCAAGTGGCCCAACAACAACGCAAGCATTCCGAGGTCTCCATTTACAAGGAGCCGGGCTCGGAGGTGTATTATTACAGGGCGCAGGTGCATGGCAGGCGGTTTAAGCGGTCGACGGGCAAAACTAATTACAAGGAGGCTCTCGTTCAAGCCAAAGTTATTGCCCGCGAATTACGTCACGATGGCCAGGCGCGGACGACGATGAAGCGCCCGGGGTATGCGTCGGTGGGGGATTTGCTGGCGGTGTGGTTGGAGCGGTCGCCGGCGCTGACGCGGGGCAATAATGCTTCGACGCTGCGGAAGTGGGTGCGGGCGGTCGCGGGTGCTGATGCGGACTCGGTGTCGATGACTCGGCTGACGGCGGAGGAGTTGGAGCGGTATCTCCGGGCGTGGCCGGGCTCGCCGGAGGGTCGGGCTTCGACCTGGCGGCAGATCCGGGCGGTGTTTGCCGATCAGCCGCGGCGTTGGTATGCGCAGGCGGGGCTTGTGTTGCCGGACTTGACGGAGCTGCGCTTGGTGCGGGCGGAGACGTCGGCGCGGGAGCTGCGGGTGCGGGGCTATAAGTTGATCGGGCGGGACCGCCTAATGGCGATGGATGCGGCGGCGGAGGTGCTGCGGCGCTCGAGCTCGGCGGAGGATCGGCGGATCTGGGCGGTGTATGCTCTGATGCGCTGGTGTGGGCTGCGGAATTCGGAGGTGGCGGGTCTGCGCTGGGAGTGGCTGAAGCGGGGGCAGCGGTCGTTTCTCTGGTCGTTTGAGCGGCGGGTGCTGCCGGATAATTCGTGGTATTTCCCGAAGGGAACGGCGCGTGATGTGCCGGTGCGGTGGCGGATCTTGGGGCAGTTGCGGCGGGCGCTGCAGTCGCGGGAGGGTTATGTCATTCCTCGTTCGTCGATGACGGATGCGGTGACGTTGACGGAGCGGTCGATCAATGGGTTCGTGCGTAAGTTTGTGCCGGAGCGGACGAAGGGGGCTTATGAGTTGCGTAAACAGTTCGGGGCGGAGTATTGCCAGCGGTTCGGACTGCCGGCGACGGCGGTGGTGATGGGGCATGGGGATTTTAAGACGACGTGGAATTATTACCATGATTTGCTGGAGGAGGCGGCGCCGTTATGAGGCTGATCGTGCTACTCGTTATGGCGGCGGCGGCCGCGGGGTGTGCTTCGAGGCCGGAGCCGGAGGCATCCTTTCCGCCGGTGGAGCATTTCCAGGAGGTGATGGTGCAGACGATTCCTCGGGGGTGCTGGGTGGACCATAATTCGGGCTATGTGGGGGTGGCGCCGATCGCGGTGCGGGTGCGGTCGTCGGCGCGGGGGTATCCTTTGGGGGTCAATGCGATTACGGTGACGCACTCGAGCGGGGCCTGGGAGCGGAAAATGGTGCGCTATGGGGAGCCGGTGCCGGAGCGGATGCTTTTTGATTTGCGTGGCTTGTCAGGCGTGGGCCCGGCGCTGTCGTGGCGGTGAGCTTGCGAGACGCTCACGAAAAACCCCGCCGCGCTCAACCAGGAGCAGGGCGGGGTTGGCTGCGACGTATTGGTGGCCTGTTAGTTGTCGTCCTCGGCCAGACGCTCCAAAATCTCCGCGCGCACTTCGCGGTATTGACCGACGCGAGGAATGTATTTCAGCGTGTCGAGCCGATAGACAGCCTCCTCCTGCCAGACGACACCGCGGCGAGCGGGAACCAGACTGCTCTCGACGTGAAACCCGCGAGTGGTGGAGTAGCGCACGCAGGGATCGTGCACCCCGCTTTTGAAATGCGCCTCGGCGCAGGCTGCGGCGAATGCAGCGCGGCCTCCTGTCAGAGCAGCTGGTCTGCCTCCTCTGAGCCCGTTCTGACGGGCGGCCCGCGCTTTGGATTCGCTGGTGATGCTGCCGAGCGTTGCGGCAGCCTGACGTGTTGTGTTTGTGGTGGTCATAACGCCATCACAATAACCAATCGTTGGGTTATGTCAATAAAAAAAATGCATTGTTTGAAAATATTTTTACGCACCTGAGGCGGTGGATGGATGGTATAAATGAAGTCGTGTTCAAGCTCTCAACGTAACGCGGTGGTGTGTTGGCCAGGACGTTAACTGGCGCCGCCGGAACAGGTCCGCACAAGACTACTTGCAACGCCGGTTCTGACCACCGCGGACGGCCATTCCCCGCCGATAGACAACTTTCCGGGGGAAGTTAGTGAGGTGCGTTTCTCTGCGTTACGTTGGCCGACGCCTCCGCGCAAACGTGTCGAGCGTGTAGTGATCGGTTCCGATTGCTCAATCCCGCGGACTTAACTGGTGGGGCCGCGCCCTCAGGCGCGCAGTTGCAGCATGGTGGTGTGTTGGCCAGGACGTTAACTGGCGCCGCCGGAACAGGTCCTCCGACAACTTCGCCTGGCGGGCGTTGTCCTCCGCGGGCTGGTGCTCTGATGGTGCGCTATGGGGAGCCGGTGCCGGAGCGGATGCTCTTTGATTTGCGGGGCTTGTCGGGGGTGGGCCCGGCGCTTAGTTTCGGACCATGAATCGTTGGCGGCCGGTGTTGAGTTGGGTTTGCCTGCTGGCGGGCGGCTGGGGCGTGGTGATTTTGCTCCTGGCTTCGCCGATCACGGCGGCGATGTGGACGGATGGGGCTGTCTTTGAGCCGTGGGAGCTGGGCACGAGATTCTCCTGGGCGACGAATCTGGTGGGCGCGATCGGCGAGTCCTGGCGTTGGTTGCTGGCGATGGCTTTGTGTGGGGCGCTGGCGGGGCTCGGCGCGTATCTGCAGCCGCCGGCGGTGGAGCCGCGGCCGCGGCGCGGGGACTGGCCTAAATCAAAACCATGAGCCGGCCCATGGTCCGCGGAGGATATTGCCTTCCAGATACTCGGTTGGCAAGATTATAGTCCCGCATCGTCGGCAGCGCGGACGGTGGGGTTTTCGGGGTGGAGCAGGGGATACTCGAGGACGGTGCTGCTGCGCCGGGTCTTACTGACGACCAGGCCTCGGGTGACGGCGTCTTCTATGCATTCGCGGGCCATGCCGCCGCGGGTGAGCTCGGACTGGGAGGCGAGCCGCCGGAGCTCGGCGTCGATGTGCTTGGGAATGCTGGTGGAGATGTAAACTGACTTGCTGCCGGGGCCGTGGTTACGGGGTTTCTTTGTGCGTTTCATGGGGACAAAATACCAGTGCCGCAAGAATCTTCAACTTTCTTAAGTTTTTCTTGTCAAGAACTCACAATAATGGGATTAAGACCCCATGGCAAAACTCGTTCCACTGACTGTGACGTTGCCGGAGGATGTCTTTCATCAGATCCATGACCATGCGCGGAGCCAGTATCTGAGCCGATCCGCGGTCGTCCGGCGTTTAATCATCGAGGAGCTGGAGCGGCGCAAAACGGCGCTACTCAATACGGAGTGCGAGGTGGCGGCATGAGCGACTCGGCCGTCCTTTTTATTTTGCTGGTGGCTTTCAATGTGGCTGCGGCCGGGGTGCTCTACTCATTCGAACGCTTGTTTGAAAGGGGTGGCAAGTGAGCCAGGCTGCGACGATGGAGCGGCCGGCCTCGAGCCGGACCTGGGCGCCGCGGCTGGTGGCCCGCCGCCGCTTCATGGTGCAGGGATTTTGCCCGCTGACTGGTGCCTGGCGCGAGCTGGTGCATGCGGAATCGGCCGCGGGCGCGATCGCCGCATATTGCGCCGAGCACGCCATGCCGCCCGACAACTGCCAAGCGTGGCCGGATTGACCCCACCCGCCCCTTTTTCTTTTTTTGTATGTCAAATCAGCACACGGAAACATACAGCCTGCCGACCTGTTTCAGCGTTGCTGAGCTGTGCCGGCGGACCGGCCTGGGACGCACGACGGTCAGCCAGGCGCTGAGCCGCGGCGACCTCGAGCATTACCGGGTGGGCTCTCGGGTGGTCATCCCGGAGCCGGCCGTCTTGTCCTGGCTGGAATCTCACCGGATCAGCAAACGTCCGAAGTTGCGCGTGGCATGACCGACTCGTCGCTTATCCTAGCGGCCGCCCGGGCTGAACGCGCCTCGCCCGCCTTCTCTTTTTTTTCTGAGGAGGAAAGGGAAGCCAGTGAAAGGCTGGCTCAAGCTGGTGAGTTCACCGGGGAGCGGTTGTTCCGGGATCGGCCAGGCATCTACTCGGCGATCGTCCGGATGGCGGCCGAGGGTCTGAGCATCTCGGCTGCGGCACGGGCGCTCGGGGTCAGTCGGAACACGGTCGTTGCGGTGCGTGAGCGTGAGGGCATTTCTATAGAGCAGGATAAAAAGGAGTTGATGAAGATGCTCGGGACGGCCCGGCGCCTGTCAGCCGAGAAGGTGATCGAGCTGATCCCGGATCTAAAGAGTGCCAAGGACGCTGCCATCACCTTGGCCGTCGTAGTCGACAAGTATGCACTGCTGGCCGGCGAGGCGACGAGCAGGGTGGAGCGGGTCGAGGTCAAGCCCGACCAGGTGCAGGCCTACCTCGATGCGTTGCCGGTGGTCGATGCGGAGTTCGAGGTCATTTCAATGGGTGTTCCCGCGGAAACGCCCGGACAAAGGGCGGCCGGCCTTGAGGGCTCGGTCGTCGGGCTGCTCGAGGCCTCGTCTGATCTGCAATCAGATGTTATCGGACCTGCTAACAGTGTGCAAGCGGGTGAGGGCACCACTTCTCGGACCACTGACGGAGTGCCGAGCGTGCCTCCCCCCGGTGCCGGTGAGGGGGGCGGGGGGGGTGCGGGCGTCGGCGATGGTGCCCCCCGGTGGATTGATTCGGAAAACCAGAATTTTGGGCAAAGGGCCCATTCTACAGAAGACGCAACCGCATCGGTTGCTGGCGAACATATAAGGGGCGCCGGCGGTCGGGGTGAGGGCGGCGATGTGGAAGGCGGCGGTGCAGCTGGGGGGTTGCCCGGCGCCACGACTTTATGCAAACGCACCAAAAAGAAGGGGGGCCCAACACCGGCCTCATCACCCCGGAAACCTACCTTGAAGAAGGCTCCGATTTCCAAAAAAAAGAAGGGGGGCTCCGCGTGTTGAGCCCGGAGGGCATCCGCAAAATGGCTGAGGCCCTGCGCCTGCGACGTCCCGCGGCCGCAGGGCGTCTGGCCGTCGAAGTGCCTGAGCCGCCCGAAGACGCCCCGCAGTGGCAGCCAGGGCCCGCGCCGGAGGTTCCAGTCGAAGAGCTTGATGACGACGTTGCCATCTACGCTATCGCCCGGCGCCATCACTTCAACCGCCGCCTGCTTGGCTGCGAGATTGAAGGCAAGGCCGGGATGATCAACGTCGCCGTGCGCGACAGCGCCTTCTACCGGGCGGGCGAAAAGTTTGCCGTCCAGCTCAACGACACCGGCTCCTGGGAAGCCGCCCATCACCGCACCGTTGCTCTCCGCCCATGAACGCCCCTGACTGCATCCTCTGCGTCGAATACGGCAAGACCCGCGAAGCCGCCTTTGTGCACGACATCGGCGCCCTTTGCGTCCCCTGCAACCGCGACGTCATGGATCTGGTCGAAGGCCTCTACCGCGTTCACTCACTCCGCCCCATGACCAAAGACGAAAGGCAAATTTACCATGGCCACCAGCAGCACTGACCCCAAACCCACCGCCGCGAAAGCGCCCGACGTCGCCCGCGAGAGCGACGGCCGCCACCAGCTCGTCGGCTATCTCGGTTGGAAGTCCATCCTCGAGCGCCTCGCCCGCCGCCCATGAAAAAAATGAACCGCCTCCCCATACAAATCGAACCCGGCACCGTTGGCTACGAGCAGCTCGACTGCGTCGGCTTTAATCGCGCCCTGGATGCCTGGGCCAAGCGCCGCGGCATCGTCTGGGGCAACCCCTTCCGTCGCAGCTTCACCATCCCTCAATCGAAAAGAAAGACCCCGCCATGCGCATCCGCACAGTAAAACCCGAATTTTGGGTCCACCCCGTCATGAGCCGGCTGGCCTACGACACCCGCATCCTCGCCCTCGGCCTGCTCAATCTCGCCGACGACGAAGGCTACTTTGACGCTGATCCGGACTACATCCGCGGCGCCGTTCTCTTCCGCGAAGATTCGTCGAACGTTCGACGAATGCTCGACGAGCTGTCGCGCAGTGAGTGGATCGACCTCTGCGGCAGTCCTGACCGCCCGATTGGACGCGTGACCAACTTCCGCAAGCACCAAAGAGTCGACCGTCCGCAACCCTCTCGTCTCAAGCAATATGCGCTCGTCGAATCCTCGACGAACGATCGACGAGTCCTCGTTGATCAATCGACGCAGGATCAGGGAACAGGGAATGGAACAGGGAAGGGAAGGGATACCCCTATAGTCCCCGCAAGCGGGGACGAGGCACCATCGGCTCCGCCCGCTGAAGATCCCAGCCTCCTCCGAGCCAAAGCCATCTTCCGCATGCGCCCCGGCACCCCGCTCGACCGCTCCCAAGCCCGGGCGTGGAAGACCAACCTCGCCGCCGTTGCCGCCACGACCGACGACGAATGGCGCCAGCTCGAGTCCTACTACTGCGACGTGATCGCCAGCCGCGACGACTACCGCCGCAAAGACCTCGCCACGCTGCTGAACAACTGGTCCGGCGAGCTGACCCGCGCCGCCGCCCATTGCGAGCGTCACGGCCTCGCCTCCGGAAATTCGCAAAAAAAAGAAATGGGGGGCCCGCCCGCTGACATCTGGCACGCCGCCCTGGTCGCCCTTTATCCGGACATCGATCCGGCCACCATGCCCTATTCCCAGTGGTCCGACATCCCCGAGTCCCTCCGCCGAGAGATCCTCGAAGTCATCGCCGCCGCCGAACGAGAGGAGGCCGCATGACGACCGAGAGCTTCCTGGCCTACACCGCCCTCATAGCCCTCATCGCCATGATTCTCCTGGTCATGTTCGACGACGACGGAGGCGGCCCTTACGCATGAACACTTTGCCCCTGACCCATGGTGCGGCGGGAGATCCGCCGACCGGCCGCCACAATACTGTGCACCGCATGAAACAGGCAGGGGCAATCCCTTCACACCCATGAACCCCATGCCCACCCATCAACTCGGCCGCATCGAGTTTGTCCCCTACGACAAATTCCCCACCGGCACCAACCCCGCACCCAGCGCCCTCGAGCTCGCCCGGCTTTACGACCGCGCCGCCGAGCAAGTCGCCCTCCTGGTCTACGCCCTTCGCCTGAGCACCCCGCGCAACCAACTCGCCCTCGCCGCCCGCGAAGCCGCCCTGGCCGCCGTCGAATTCGACCTCCAATCATGAGCCGCACCCACGACGTCACCATCAGCGCCTTCGACCTCGACCGCTTAGAGGCCGCTCTCGACGCCGCCCACAAACGCCGCGACCACCTCGAGCAAGCCCTCCACCGCCTCATCGACGCCGCCCACCAGCGATTCCAGCAACCCGACGCCATCTACGACTACGCCCGCGTCGAACTCTTCACCGCCCTCGAGCAAGCCCGCAACGTCCTAAAATCTCAAATCTCCAATCCTCATGAACCCCGACCTTCAGCGTCTTGAAAAAGAGAACGCCCACCTCCTCATTATCGTCCACGACCGGCTTGAAAAAATCCGGCGCCTCGAACGCGAGAGCGAACTCTACCGGGACGCCCTCCGCTACGTCGCCGGGCTCGACACCTCACAAGACGCCAGCCCGGCCCAGTGCAGCGCCGTCCTCGTCGCCATGGAGGCTTTGCATTCTTGCAACTCCGACCCTCTGAAATCTCAAATTTCAAATCTCCAATTCCCATGAATCCCGACCCCAACGCCATCCCCCTTTGGTCCCAGCCCACCGAAGCCGGCCTGATCAGCAGCGTCCTCAACGGCGGCACCACCGCCCTCGACGCCGCCATGGAACTCGTGCACGACGACTGGTTCTTCGCCCCGGTCAACGCCACCGCCTGGCAAGTCCTCAAGACCCTCAGCGCCAAGCGTCAGCCCATCGACCTGCTCACCTTCACCGAAGGATTCCGCCAGACCGGCGAGCTCGAGAAGATCGAAGGCGGGCCCGGCTTCATCGCCGCCGAATACACCCGCGTCGAATGCTCCGCCGCCACCGTCAGTCATTGGGCCGACCAGCTCCGCGACTACTGGCGCCGCCGCGAGATCCACCGCATCGGCGTCGAGCTCATGTTCGAGGCCCGCAACTTCCAGCGCACGAGCGACGAGATCCTCGACACCAGCGAGAAAAGCCTCCTCGACCTCCGCCTCGACACGAAACAAACCGGCCTGCAGCACTGCGCCACCGCCGTGAGCGAAGCCGCCGACCGGATCGAGCAAGCCTACAAAAAGCGCGGCAAGCCCATCGGCATCGCCACCGGCTTTCACGACTTCGACCGCATGACCAGCGGATTGAAACCCTCGCAGCTCATCATCATCGCCGCCCGGCCGAGCATGGGCAAAAGCGCCTTCGCCACAAACATCGCCGAGCACGCCTGCCTGGCCGACAAAGTCCCCACCGCCCTCTTCAGTCTCGAGATGGGCGCCGCCGACTTGATGGAACGCGTCCTCTGCACCCAAGCCGGCGTCAAGCTCCAGCGCATCCGCGACGGCTTTATGTCCAAGACCGACATGCAAAACCTCGGCGCCAAGCACGACGAAATCAGCCAGGCCCCGCTTTACATCGACGAGACGCCCGCCCTGAGCATCGCCGCCTTCCGGGCCCGCGCCCGCCGCGCCGTGGCCAAATACGGAGTGAAGCTCCTCATCGTCGACTACCTCCAGCTGATGAAAGGCTCCAGCAAACGCGCCGCCCAGGACCGCCGCCTCGAGATCGACGAGATCAGCAGCGGCCTCAAGCAGACCGCCATGGAGCTCGGCGTCCCCGTCATCGCCCTGAGCCAGCTCAACCGCGACGCCGAAGAACGCGCCGAGCCCAAGCTCAGCCACCTCCGCGAGAGCGGCAGCATCGAACAAGATGCCGACGTCGTCGCGTTGCTGCACCGCCCCGAGCGAGTCAGTCACAAGGAAGAAGACAAAGGCAAAGCCGTCCTGATCCTGGCCAAGCAACGCAACGGCCCCGTCGGCCGCATCGAGCTCCTCTTCGACGCCGAGATCACAAAATTCAAAAACAGCACCGAAAAACTCTACAGCAACAAAACCGAATCCCGCCAAGCCACGACCAGCAAACCCACTTACCAACCCAACAACTTCAACGACACCGACGGACAATAACCATGAGCCACCAAGAAACCATCGCCCGCATGAACGCCGAACTAAACACCACCGAAGCCTGGTCCCGCCGCTGGCAGATCGAGCGCGATCACAACGAGCGCCTCAGCGCCCAAGCCACCATCATCCGCACCGGAGTCCACGACTTGCACCGCCGCGCCGTCGAACGCTACGCCACGCACCAGCAGGCCGCCGGCCAGGCCCGCACCGCGAATGACGCCCGCCGGGCCGACCTCGGCGAAAGAATGTGCAGCGTGCAGAGCGGCATGATTCGAGCCCTCGACGACGTCCTCCAACTCCTCGACCAAGTCAGCACCGAGCCATGAAGACCCTCATCCTCACCTGCACCCGACGCAGCGCCTTCGTCAGCGGCTACGTCGACGGCCTCCTCGCCTGCATGCCCTCCGAGTATTTTGCCGGCTGGGCCCACCTCGACCACGAGAGCGACATCGCCCGCGGCCGCGGCAAGCTCCTCACCAAAGTCCTGGCCGACTCCACGGCCGACGCCTTCCTCTGGATCGACGACGACATCGTCTTCACCCGCGACGACTTTGAAGCCATCGTCCGCGCCCCCGTTGACATCGTCGGCGGCCACTACGTCCTGCGCCACGACAGCAACACGCCCTGCTACGGCAAGCTCGACATCGAGCTCGCCACCGATCCCCGGATCGTCGCGGTCGACGTCATCGGCACCGGCTTCCTGCGCATGACCCGCCGCGCCCTTGAAGACATGCGGCCCCGCATGCCCGTCTGCGACAGCTTCACCCACTGGTTCCCCGCCGGCATTTACGACGGCAAATACGAAACCGAAGACTACGCCTTCTGTCACCACGCCTGGGCAGCCGGCATTCCCGTCTACGTCCACCACGGCGTCCGCCTCGGCCACGTCGGCAGCCACACCTTCCGTCCGCAATGAACATCACCATCCTCATGCCCGTCTGGAACCGCGCCGCCACGCTCCGCCGCGCCATCGAATCCACCACCGGCCAAGGCGCCGACCAATTCGTTATCATCGACGACCACAGCACCGACGGCAGCTACGAAGTCGCCTGCGAATATCCTGGCATCACCGTCCACCGCCATCCCGAAAAAAGCACCGACCACCTCCGCGCCCTCGAGCCCATCGTGGAAAGCCTGCAGACCGACTATGTCCTCGGCATCGGGGCGGACGACTACCTTTATCCCGGCTGCATCGCCGCCCTACGCCGCGGCTACCTCCACGCCCAAGGCGAGAATCCCGGCGCCATCTTCGCCGATTTCGACCACGTCGACAGCCAGGCGCAGCTCCTGCGCACCGTCCGCTACAGCCCCGTCATGGTCCACCTGCCGCCCGAGAATTATCGCGCCTACATCGCCCACAAAAGCGTCCGGCCCGAATGCGGCGTCGCCAGCCTGATCCGCCATGACTTGTTGGTCTGGCTGCAACGCGAAGGCTACGCCGCGTCCGGCTATTTGTCCGACGTCTGGGGCTTCATGCTCGCCGCCCTCCGCGCCGGCGCCGTCTACGTCCCCGGGCCCTACGCCGCCTTCACCACCCGCGCCGCCGAGCCCAGCTTCAGCGCCCGCGGCACGGCCAGCCCCGCCGAGCGCGAGCGCATCGCCCGCGAAGGCACCGCCTTCCTCAACCGCCCCGCCATCGCCCCTTACGCCCAAGGCATCAAATGGCCCGGCTGAGAACTTTATGAACTCCTTCACCGGACCCCTCCCGCGCCATCGCTACCTTTGGGTCGACAGCGCCTTCATTTACAAAGAACCCCGCGGTTTCATCCCCGCCGTCTGGTTTGCACTGGCCAGCTGGCCCGGCCGCGCCTGGGGCTGCACCGTCGTCCTCGAGTGCGGCGCCTGCTACCGCAATCTCCCGCCGCACGCCCTGGCCTTCGACCCCGAGCCCGCCGAATTCTGGACCATCTACGACGCCCAACGCTGGGACTGCTACGGCTGGAAATGGAGCGCCAACGCCTACCCGTATCTCGACAGCCAACGGGTCATCGCCCGCCTGAGCGACCTTAAGGAATGCAACGGCGACTACCTCTTCAGCGTCGCCCCGGCCGACGACGGCTTCAGCGCCGAGCCGAGTCAGAACAAAGAATTCACCTTCATCGCCCTGGACAACGGCCGCCTCACGATCCAGCCCACCGACTACGTCCTCTTCGCCGACACCAGCTTCACCACCCCCGAATGGCCCACCGGCATCCGCCGCCAACGCGACATCCACAGCTGCGAGTGATTTTCACCGACCACAAAGTCCACAAACCCCCCGAGATCCTCGGCAAAGACGCCGCGGGAAATGTCCTCGCCCGGTTTCCGGACGGCGTGCGCCGGCTCACCGCCGACCAGCTCACCGAATTCCACCGCCGCTTCGAAGAGCGCATCGCCCTCGAGGAGCAAGATCCTTACCGCTACGGGTATGTCATACCCATCTGGTCCACCGCGGACCAACAATTCGCCGCCCTGCGCGAAGAATTTCCCGAAGGCGTCACCGAGTTGCTCATCCTCGGCGGCAATCGTGCCTCGAAGTCCCGTTACCTCGCCCGCCGGGCCGTGCAAATCATGGTCGAAAACCCCGGCGCCCGCGTCTGGTGCCTGCAATCGACCGAAGCCTCGAGCATCCAGAACCAGCAACCCTACATCTGGGAATATCTCCCCGCGGAATGGAAGCCCGCCGCGTCTGGCAAAATGCGCAAAGGGGTCGTGACCAATATTACCTACTCACAAAAAGGCGGATTCACGGAAAACTCGTTCGTCCTACCCAATGGCTCCCAGTGCTGGTTCAAATTTTACAGCATGGACGTGAAAGCCATAGAAGGTGCCGAGCTGAACTACTGCTGGGCGGACGAATTGGTCGAGCCAGCCTGGATCGAGGCCCTGCGTTTTCGTCTCATCACCCGCAACGGCCAGCTCGCCGTCGGCTTCACCCCGATCCTCGGCTACACCGACACCGTGGCCGAATACCTGGCCGGCGCCATCACCCTCGAGGACGCGCCCGCCGAGCTGCTCACCGACCTCAAGGGCAACCCGCTCCGCGTCCCCCGCGTCCAGCAATGCAGCAAGCCCACGGCCCGCGTTGTCTATTTCCACACGGCGGACAACCCCTTCGGCAACTACGAAGCGATGAAGACCGAGCTGCTCAAGTCGTCCAAAGACCGCGTCCTCATGCGGGCCTACGGCGTGCCGACCAAGAAGGCCGCCAATATGTTTGCCAAATTCAACACCAGCGTCCACGTCATCCCCCCCGACCGCGTGCCCAAGGCCGGGGTGAATTATCACGTCGTCGACCCGTGCAGCGGCAGGAATTGGTTTATGATCTGGGCCCGCTTCGACCACGCCGGCCGCTGCTTCGTCTATGACGAGTGGCCGAGCCAGGTCCGCGAAGTCCCCGGCGTCGGCCTCCCCGGGCCCTGGGCCGTGCCCGGCGGGAACAATCCGGACGGCGCCCCGGGCGAAGCGCAACGCTCCTTTGGCTTCGGCCTCAGTCATTACAAGCTCGAGATCGAGCACCTCGAGCTCAAGCACGGCCGCGACCTCGGCCTCCATGAGCCCGTCACCATCTTCGAGCGGCTCATGGACAGTCGCTACGGCAACAGCGCCACCGTGGCCCGCGAATCCCCCACGACCCTGATCGAAGAATGCGCCGACATCGGCCTCGATTTCACCGCGGCGCCCGGCGATTCGATCAAGGAAGGCGTCACCATGATCATCAACTGGCTGAGCTACGACGACAACCAAGAGATCAGCGCCCTCAACCAGCCGAATCTTTACATCTCGAGCAACTGCAAAAACATGATCTTCGCCTTGAGCCAATACACCGGCGACGGCAACACCAAGTCCGCCGGCACCAAGGACGCGATCGACGTCCTCCGCTATCTCGTTCTGAGCGGCGCCAGCTACGTCGACGCCAAAGACCTCGAGGTAAAACCGGCAGGCTCTTACTGACTCCCCAACTGAAAACCGAACACTGAAAACTTCTAAACAAATGACCAAACAACTCCTCAAACGCGCCGACCTCCTCGAGTGGCTCGAGATCAGTCCGGCGACCTACCGCAAATGGATCGAAGCCAAGTTGCTCCGCCCGGTGAAACTCAAAGGCATTAAAAAGAAATGGTTTCGCCGCTCCGACGTGATCAAAGCCCTGCAGTTGGAGGGAACGCTATGATCAAAAAATCTCAGATGAAGTGCAACGCGACCAAGCGCACGCCCGGCCACGCGACCAAGTCGCACGCCGCCGCCAGTGATTACGGCGCTGCGCCGAACGAAAAGTGGTCAAGGCCTGCGCCGGCGGCGAAGAGAAAATCCAACAAAGTGAAATGGTAAACCTATGAACAAGAAAAACCCCGGCCTCTACGCCAATATCAACGCTCGCAAGAAAGCCGGCACCAGCCGTCCGAAGAGCAAAAGCACCGTCAGCCCCAAAATCTACAACCAGATGAAGAAAGGCATCGGCGCCTTCAGCCCGAAATGATCTTCCTCCGCCGCCTCTTTCGTCGCTGGCGCCGGCCGCCGCTCGACCTCTACCCGCTGCCGGACGACTTCGATCCCAGCCAGGCGCTCGCCTTCACCCGCGAGAGTGCGCCGCCGGTCTGGCTCGCCGTGATGTCCGCCATTCAAGATCGCCTGGCCGACGCGACCAACCTGGCCAGCGCCATGGCCACGGCCAAGGAGCCCGGCTACCAAGCCCACGCCGCCGGCCAACTCTGCGCCCTGGTTGAACTCTACGACGACCTTGAAGCCAAGCGAGTCGAAGCGATGGCAGAGCACTTGTAGCCAAGGGCAGTTGGCAGTTTTTAGTTTTCAGTGTTCAGCCGATCCCACTGAACCACTGAGCCGAGGCTCGGCGAGACGGCGTCTGAGCAATCACTGAACCACTGAACACTGCAAAGAAGCGCTTCTTCGCGCTTCTTTATGTCAGCCCGCGCCCGTTGCGCCGCGGCCGCCTCGCAATTGCGCGTCTCCCCCCGCATCTCTCGCCCCGCATGGATCAACGGCAACGCGTCAAAAATATGGCAAGGCAGGGCGTAAGCAATGCGGACTGCATTTATTCCCCAGACGGTCATGTTCCTTGGTCCATGCTACGGGAAGGTTTCGCGCAGGTAAGCGGTCCTCATCAACCCTCTGCGCCTTCCCCAATCCCATGCCACGCCGGATAAAGAAGGCCGCGGCCAAAACGTCCATCCTGGTCGTTTGCTCCGACCTTCACTGCGGATCGTCCGTCGGCCTCATGCCGCCGGATTCCGAAAATCTGGCCGGCAACACGATCAATTTCGGCAAGAACCATCACCAAGCCTGGCTCTGGGAATGCTGGCAAGATGCCCTGGCCCAAGTTGCCAAGATCGCCGGCCGCGATCCCTACGCCGTCCTGGTCAATGGCGACGCGACCGAAGGCATTCACCACCGGTCGCCGGAAGTCGTGGCCTCGCTCATCGAGAACCACTGCGCCATGGCCGCCGAAGCCCTCAAGCCGCTCACCGCGAAAGCCGCCGCCACCTTCGTCACCAAAGGGACCGAGTGCCATACCCATGACGTCGAGACCTACTTGGCCCGGCTGATCGGCGCCCAAGACGATGTGGCCCGCGAGAAGTGGCTGATCAACATTCACGGGTGCGCGATCGACGCGACGCACCACATTGGCGTGACCAGCCGCGCCTACCTCGAGGCCAGCGCCCTCTCGATCACCTTGGGCAACACCCGGCTCAACAGCGTCCGCGCCGGTCATCCCGTCGCCCAGGTCTATCTCCGCGGCCACCGGCACTGCGGCGGCGTCTTCAGCGACGGCTCCGGCCTGATCGGCGTGACCGGCGGCTGGCAATTCTTGACCAGGCACGGTCACAAAGTCGTCCCCGACAGCATCCCGCGGCCGAGCATCCTCATCCTCGATTGGCGAGGGAAGCCGCAAGGCGCACTGCCCACGCCCACCCACATCTTCTACAACCCGCCGGCGCCTAAAGTGACGCGGATATGACCAAGAAATCCAAGATCACGGCCGAGCAGATCGAGACATCGCTCTCCGAGTTTTGTCAGAAGTTGTCTCAATCGCCGGTCAAGCTGGACACCGTTCCTCCCGGGTGGTTCACCGTTGCCGCCCTCGCGGTGGAATTGGGCAAGGCAGGGATCACTATCAGCGAGCGCATGCGCAGGATGGTCAAAGACGGCGAGGTCGAACGCAAAGACTTCGTCATCCAGCTCGAGCAACGCACCCGCCCCGTCCCGCACTACCGCCTGCTCAAGAAGTGAAGCCGCCCTACCGCATCGCCCTGGCTGATCTGCCGGTGGCCGTGCTGGCCCTCGACGAGATTTGTTTCCCCCACGACGACCGCATCACCACGGCCGACAGCCTTTGGTGGATCGTCTGGCAAGATAAGACTCCCGTCGCCTACGCCGGGATGCGCCTGTGCAAAGATCCGCGCAACCTCGGTCTCGCCTTCCTCAATCGCGCCGGCGTCGTCCCCGGGCACCGGGGCAGGGGATTGCAGCAGCGTCTCATCCGCGCCCGCGTCGCCGCCGCCCGGCGCCTCGCCGTCAACGAGCTCGTCACCTACGTCATGATCTACAATGTCGCCTCGATTAACAGCCTGGTGAATTGCGGTTTCCGTTTCTACGTCCCCGCCACCAAGTGGGGCGGCACCACCGCCGTCTACCTCTGCAATGCCCTCTAAAATCTCAAATCTTCGTGTTCGCTATTCGTGAATAGCGGCTAATTCGCGCCACTTGGTGCGCGTCCGCGCTCGTTCCTCCGCCGCGCCCTATCATTCCGCGCCGCGTCCCCGTAATTCCCCAGGCATGCGACCCGCATTCTGCATTGAGCGACGCACGCACGGCACCAACTACGGCGCCGGCCACCCCAATGCTGTCGCGTTCTTGGACGCATAAAAACCATGTCAACGGATACACCACAGCAGGTGCTACCTACCGGAGCGGACGTCAGTGACGTCGATTTTGCCGAAGTCGCAGCCAACCTTGGGATTCAACTTAAGCAGCCAGCGCCCGAAGCCAAACCCGACGAAGAGACGCCCGAGCCAAACGAAGCAGCAACTGACGAATCCACCGAGCCAGATCCGGAAACGGACGAGGCGCAGGACCAGAACGACGAAGAGCCCACGACGGAGGACGACCCGGAGGAAACAGCCGGCGAGGAACCCGAGCCCGCGGATGAAGCCGCGGCGACCGAAAAGGTCGCCCCGGACAAAGTCCAACGGCGCATCGACCGGCTCACGGCCGAGAAGCACGAGTTGCGCGAGCAGCTCGACGCGATCAAAGCCGAGCTCGAGGCCACCGCGGCCACCGCCGCAGCCAAGCCTCCCATCGTCACCATGGACCCGGAGAATCCGCTCAGTGCCTTCTCAGACGTCTACGCCCTCGAGGCGGAGATTGCCAAAGCGCAGGCGGTCCTTGATTGGACCGACGACAACCGCGATGGCGGAACGGTGACGGTGAACGGCGAGGAGAAATTCTACGACGCCGACGCAGTCAAGCAGATCCGCCAAAACGCCAAGTCGCTGGTCAAGGCCGGCCCGAAGCAGCAGGAATACCTGTCGGTTCGAGCCCAAACCTTGCCGGAAGCCCAAGCGTTCTATCCCGATTTCTTCAAATCCGGCACGAGCGCCCACAACTTCCTTGCCGCCACGCTGAAGCAGTATCCGTTCATCACCAAGATTCCCGGCTGGGAGTTGGTGGTAGGCGACGCGTTTGAAGGGCAGCGACTTCGTATGGCCAGAGTCGAGCAGATGCAAAAGCGAGCATCGGTCGGCAAGTCCAGTAAGCCAGCACCGGCCAAGACGGCGGGCACGGATCGAATTCCGAACACCCCGAACCCGTCGGCCAGCCCGAAGGTATCTTCACCGGGCGCATCCCTGCGGCAGAAGGCCGAGGCGGCGCTCAAGGGTCGAGGCGATCGCGGCGCCCTCGAAGCATTCATGGAAGCCATCGTGTGATGACCTTCCGACCAAACTTCGAAACCAATATTTAGAAAAACCAAATACAGTGGCTGAGCTTTTAATTCAAAATCAAATCGGCGCCAGGGAGGACCTGGCCGATTTAATCGCAGTTGCAGACCAAAAGAGCACCCCGTTGCTCTCGATGGCCCGCAAATCCAAAGACCCGACCAACCCGCTCTTCAGCTGGCTGGTCGACAACCTCGAAGAGCCCGTCCTCACCGGCGTTCTCTCCAACGCTGACGCGACAACCTTCAGCAATCCCGCCGCCGGACGCCAGCGTCTCTACGGCCGGATTCAAAAGCTGCGCCGTCTGCCCAAAATCGACGATCTGGCCGAGTCAGTTTCTGACGTCGCCGGCATCGGCCGCAAACGCGAGATGGCGAGAGCCGTCACGAAAAGCCTTCAGGAAATCGCCCGGGATTTGGAGAGTGTGTTCTGCTCCGACCGCGACAGCACGGAACAGTCCGGCGCCACCCCCTTCACCACGCGTGGATTGGGGAGCTGGATTTCTTCCAGTGCGCAATCGGATACGGCCACAGCCGTCCCCGCCGCGTATCGCACCCCGGCCGCCTCGATCAGCACGACCGGCACGAGCAGCATCACCGACAGCACCATCCAGGCGCTGCTCCAGTCGCTCTACGAGCAGACCGGCAAGGTGAAGAGCTACACGTTGCTCTGCGGACCGAACCTCAAACGCCGCTTCACCGGGTTCCAACAGACCCAGTTTGGCACCGACGACACCGGCAGCTCCGTCCGTCTCTTCAACCAGGACTCCGCCGACGCGTCTTACTACGCCAAGGTCGATCTGTTTGTCGGTGACTTCGGCGAGCTTGTGCTCACCCCATCCCTATTTCTGGCCAAGGACCAGGTCGCCGCTTCGCAGCTGCGCCGTGGTTACATCCTGGACATGGATGCGGTGCACATCCGCTACAACCGGCGCCCGCGCTACATGCCCCTCGACGACGAAGGTGGCGGTCCCCGCGGCATCGTCGACACCATCGCCGGCCTCCAGGTCGATAACCCCCTGATGTTCGGCAAAATCGCCAGCACCGCGGATTAACACCTAACCCAAGGAAATCAGCCTTATGACAACTAACGCATTCCGCTCACTCCACGAGTCCCCTCGTGGCTACAACTACCGCTTCGTCATCGATCATACCGATTTGACGACATCGGCCGACAACACCGCCCAGGACATCACCCTGATCACCCTGCCGGCCAACTCGGTTGTTAAGTCCGCGGCGACCTACCTCAAGACCCCGTTCCAACTCACCGGCACGGCGGCCTACAACAGTAACGTCCTTATCGTCGGAGATTCCGGCGTTACGAACCGTATCATCGCATCGCAACAGCTCAACGTGAACGGCACCGAAGTGCTGGCAAAGGCTCACGCCTCGACCACGCCGTTTGCCTACGTTGCGGCCACCGCCATCGTCGCCAACTTCGCCTCCATGGCGGCGTATGACCTGGCCGAGCTCGACGCCGGGGAAGTGCACATCTTCCTCGAAGTCGCCCAGCTCGACACGCTGACCTGATGAAGTAGCACGCACTTTGCGCCCCTGGGCATGTCGCCAACTCGGCAGCAACTCATGGTGGGATTTAGGAAAGATCCCAGGGGCGCAACAGCGTGAAACTTCAAACAACCAAGGTAGGGCGGGACCTCCGGGCCCGCCGCGTCCGCCCCTCGGCTCTTAGTCTTTTAGTCTCTTAGTCTCTTAGTCTCTCTTCCAATGCTCGACTCTCTCGACGGTGAACTCGGCTTCCTGGTCAAAGAGGAACTCTGCCGCGGCTGGTATGCCCAGGCGGTCAACGCCAAGGCCCGCCAGCTCCGCATCGCCGCGGCCAACGCCCGCCTCGAGCACGCCCACATCGAAGGGGTAGGGCAGCACGTCGCCAGTATCGACGCCTTCAGCTTCATCGACTGGGAACGCCGCCACCCCGGCATCACCCGGCAAAAGGACTGGTGGAAATCTCTCCTCCGCGACAATCCGGAGTGTCGGGTCGAATCCAAGTCCAGCAAAACTCGGGTCAGTTTTGCCGGCCTCGACTGCAACCCCAGTGAAAACACCGGCATCTGCCCCGACACAGTGTCCAGTGATTCAGTGTTCAGTGGTTCAGAACTGAAAACTGACCAAACACTGAAAACTGAAAACTCCGCAAGCCTGCGGCCGGAGGCCGCATGATGGCGGCCGGCTACGACACCTCGGCCGTCCTCGGCGCCCCCGACGTCGAGACGATCCGCGGCTACCTGCTCAACATCCAAGAAGCTGAGTCCGACGTCGGCGGCTACCTGGACAAGAAGCAGAGGAATTACGAGACCCGGCACGCCCTTTGGAACGGACAAGACCCGAGCGGTCGCAAGAAGTCGCAAGCCATTGGGCGACAAGCATTTCCATGGGAAAACGCATCGGACGCCCGTGTGAGATTGGCTGATCAGATCGTAAATGAGAATGTTAGCTTGCTTTCTAATGCGTTCTTCCGGAGCAAGTTGCAACTCCAGCCGATCGAATCCGGCGACGCCGCCTCGAAGGTGGCCGCGGAGACCGCCCTTCGTTGGATGCTCTTTCAGCACGCCGCCGATGATCTGAGGAGGGAAGTGGAACTCGTGGCCCAATACCAGGAGATGTATGGGCTCGGCATCATGGCGATCAACTGGCGCCGGACCACCCGGACCGAGCGCAAGACGATCACCCTGGACGAATTTCAAGCCATGCTCGCCGAGACCGGCGACCCCATGATCCAGATCCTCCTGGAGAGCATCCTCGATCCGCTGCAGGAAGCGGACGCCGTGCGCATGCTCAAGGATCTGGTCAGCCCGGCCGCGGCCAAGGTGAGCGTGATCCGCGACCTGCGCAACACCGGCGGCGCCGAATACGACAACCCCTATATCTTCGAGAACCGTCCGGAGTTTGTCGCCCTCGAGCCCTGGGAGGATATTTATTTCCCCGCCCAAACCGGCGACTTGCAACGCGCCCGCTTCGTTGCCTGGCGCGAAGTGGTGAGCGAGACCGAGCTGCGCGAACGCATCGTCACGGCCGGCTACGACGAGGAATTCGTCGAGTCCGCACTCAAGCACAAAGGCGCCTACCGCCGGCCGATCCGCAATTACTACAGGCAAGAGCTGATCAACCTTGATACCGAGCGCGAGATGATCGAGCTCTGGCATTATTACGAGAAGCAGCACAACAAAGACCAGACCACCCGGATCACCTACAGCGTGCTGCACGAGAGCGTCTCGAACGTGACCGGCCTCTCCGAGCTCCTCCCGTATCATCACCAGCAATACCCCTTTGTCGAATTCTGCCGCGAGCGGGTCAGCCGCAACATCCTCGAAAGCCGCGGCGTCCCCGAGCTGGTCGAATCCCAGCAGCTCGAGATCAAGACCCAGCGCGACTTCCGCTCCGACCGCGCCAGCATCGCCGTCCTTCCCCCGATCCGCGTGCCCAGCAACCGCGGCAAGATCAACCTCGTCTTTGGCCCTGGCGCCCAGATCCCCGAGCGCCGGCCGAATGAATTCGGCTGGATGGAGCCACCCCGCTTTGACCAGGGAACGATCGAGATCGAGGCCAGCACCCGGGCCGACGTCGACCAATACTTCGGCCGCTTTGCCCAAAGCGTCCCGCAGCCTCTTACCATGCTGCAGCAGCAAACTCAGGTCGACCGCTGGCTCCGCAGCTGCAAAGCCATGGTCGCCCAGGCCTTTGCCTTGATGCAGCAATATATCACCGACATCGAATTCTTCCGCGTGGCCGGCGCCATGCCCGCCCCGTTCCAACTGACCCGCGAAGGCATCCAGGGCCGCTTCGACCTGGTCGCCGAATACGACGTGCGCGACCTCGACGTGGAGTTGCTGGCCAAGCGCCTCGACGCGATCACCCGCCTGGCTGTTCCCCTCGACGTGGCCGGCACGATTGACCGCGCCGGCCTCGTCCAATTCGTGATGAACGCCATCGATCCGTCCCTGGCCCAGAAGATCGTGCGCCCCCAGGAAGTGGCCACCGCGGCCGAAGCCGAAGACGAGCAGCTCGCCTACACGAAGATCGCGGCCGGCACCGAGCCGCCGCTCCCGACCGAAGGCATGAACGCCCAGCTCCGCACGCAGGTTCTCCAGGGCATTGTCCAGGCCAATCCCGCCGTGAGTCAGCGATTCCAGCAAGACGAAATCTTCCGCTCCATGATCGAAGCCCGGTTGAAAGCCTTCGCCTTCCAAGTGCAGCAAACCCAAAACGCCCAGATCGGCCGGGTCGGCGCCGTTCCCGCCCTCCAAGGCCAGATGATGCAGACCGCGGAGCCCACCGCGGCCGCCGCCTAACTTTCCCATGACCCCGAACGTCAAAATCCGCAACGTGGCCGGGCTCAACATCCCGCAGCACGACTACATCGCCTTTACCTACCACGGCGCGACGAACAACGCCCAGACCGTGACCTACCGCGAGGGCGGCGCCACCGGCACTGTCGTCGCCACCGTCACCTTCACCTACACCACCCAACCGCCGACCGTGGACAACACACCCCTGGCCACGGTGACCCGCAGCTAATGACCTACAACGCTCTAACCGGAGGCTTTGCTCCCAGCGCACCATCGGCCGCCGCGCCGCTGGCCCGCGAGGTGGGCACCTACGCTGACCTGCCGCTGGATTCCTCGGCGCCGGTTGGCTCGGCTTGGCGTGTTCTGGCTGGTTCCGGCATCCCGCTCTACAACCGGCATTCGCCCGGAGTCTACGTCCGGTCGGCTGCTGGCAACGTCAACCGCGACAGCGACTACACCTTCGCCGGGAAGGCCGCGCAGATCATCGTGATCAAGGAGGCCGCGCAATGAAAACCGTGACCGTCTCCAGCATCGTGACCAACGCCGCCAGCCGCGCTGGCTTGGATGGCAGCAGCATCGACAATCTGCCCACGACCACCAAGACGATCATGGTGGATAACCTTGCCAGCCACCTTCGGGATGCGTGGGAGTTTTACGATTGGCCCGACCTCACGCGCACCGAAGAGCGGACCACCCAGACCGGAGTGGACGAGGACATTTATATCGACCTCGCGCAAGCCAGCGAGACTGAGATCGGCGACGTGTTTAGCGTGTTTCAAGACAATCCGCATACACACGCAGCCCCGAGAGAAATCGCGTTCAGTCTCGACCTCGATAAGATCCGGTTGCCCAGCGACTGCCCCGACACCATTTACGTCAAATTCCGGCTGCCGCCCACGGTCATATCGACCGTGCTCGCCACGGCCCTCGCGCAGACGGTCCCGCAGATTTTGGCCGACTACCTCAAATTCTCCCTCACCGGCGACCTTTTGACCGAGGACGGTCAGCTCGACAAAGCGCAGGTCATGTATGGCCGGGCCGAACTGAGCATCGTCAAGGAGACCGAGAAATTCACCTACCAGCAAAAGCAAACCCGCCGATGGACCGCGCAGGTCTCGCAATACTAACCAACTACTAAAACCTATGGGCTTCCCTAACGTAAAAACTAAACCATCCACCGGCAATGTCATTGACTACAGCAGCAGCACGGCCGTCACCACGGCAGCCGCTGGCACGCAATCAGTTATGCCCGCTAACGCAAGCCGGACTTACTTAGTGTTCCAGAACATTTCCGACACGCTGATGCGCATCGACTTTGGACAAACCGCCTCGGACGACGAAGGCATTCAGGTGCAACCCGGTGGCTCCGTGACGTTCAATGCTGCTTGGGTGCCATCGCAGGAGCTTTTTGTCCGTTGCAGCAGCACATCCAAAAAGTTCGTCGCCAAAGAAGGAATCTAAAGATGAACCGCCTGCTCACCATCCTACTGCTGGCCGCCGGCACCGCCTACGGCCAGATCGACAACCCGCCGACCTCGGTCAATATCACGGACGCCACGGCGACCGGGCGTGCGGTGCTCACGGCGACCAATGCTGCGGCGGCTGCTACGGCGATCGGCCTTGGGGAGTGGAATCACGTTCAGTTTGTCCAAGTGGATGCTGGCACGGTTTTTGTGGATGAGGGAAGTATTCTGTTTTCTGGCAATGCCGCCGCCACCACCCGCACCAACCTCGGCCTCGGCACAACCAACGCCGTCACATTCGGCAACATCACGGCCACCGGAACCCTCGGAGTCAGTAACGCCGCCACCTTCGCCACCAACGTCACCATAAACGGCAACGCCACCCTAAACGGCGTGGGCAACATCGCACCGCATCAGACGGCGATCAGTGCGGACAGTTTGATGACGCGGGATTTAACCGACACGCGCATGGTTGACTACATTATGCACGCGCCGAATCGGTTTAGAGATTTGGCATACGCTATGGCCTCGCATATAAGCGGCCCCGGAACCGCTGTCCACGCTGGCCCCATTACCGAAGGTCGAATCAATGTGAGGATTGTAAATGGAAGCACCAACAGCTTTGCCTCGGTCAGAGTCAACAGGCAAGGGCCGTGGAACGGAACGGAGGGAACCTTTGGTATAGATTGGTCTCGCCCAATGAGTTTAGCTGTTATGGGCGCCAAGAACCAAGTAACCAACAACGTTGCGCGCGCTTTTTTGGTTTTTGGCGCTGGCGCAGGCGACAACGATCTGCCCACCAATGGCCATTGGGTTGCTCTTAACTGGGTTGATGCCACCAACGCTGAAGTTCTAGTTTCCAAGGCAAATGTAGTCACAACCAACGCCGCCACAATTACCACTTCGGCATCGCCATTAGGCTTCGGTTTGTGGATTGACCACAAAACCAACGGGACGGGCGACATTTATTATGCCGAAAGAAATTCCGCAACTAGCGCGGCCTTACAGAAACCAACAAACGCCACTGTCACATATAGCAACGGCCCTATGGTTGCTTCGACAAACCAAACCTGCTTTACGTTTGGACTAGTCGGCCTCTCCACCAACACTGGCGGAAGTTTTGAAATTGTCGGACTAAATAATGCCGTGTTTTTTGCCCCATGAAACTCCTACTCTCCAACAACCAGCTAACCCGCTACAGCAAAAGCGGCGACTACGCCACCACCACCGCCATCCCGCTTGACGGCGAACTGGCCCTCACCGCGCAGACCCTTCTGTCATGGCTGCAATCGCAACTCACCGAAGGCGAGTCAGTCGGCCAAGTGTTTTTGGAACCAGACGGCACGCACTCGGATTACGAGACGCAGGTGGACGCCGACGGCAACGAATCACAATCTGTGACTTCAAGCCGCCCCAAACTCTCCGCCGCCGTGACCGCGCACGCCGCCGCCGGGTCGCGCTCCGTGGTTTATTCCAGCGAGAGCCTGCCCACCGAACTGCGGGACGGCCTCTTGGCGGCATGGACCGCAATAGACGCAATGCCATGAACTACTGGCACCAACATTTAACGACCGTCGAGCGCGGCGCCCTCGGCACGTTTGCCAGCCTCGGCTCGGCGGCGGTTTCTATGGTCGCCCATGTCGAACTATACTTACGCGTTGCCGGGCTATGCGTCGGCCTCGCTGTCGGCGTGATCACATTACTTTCGGTCTACCATGACCTGCGGAAAAAACAGAAGGAGAACAAATAACATTATGAACAACTGGAAAACTACTACACTCGGCGTCCTCACGGGGCTCATCGCATTGGCCACCGGCGCCAAAGAATTTCTCTCCACCGGCTCGCTGCCCGACATCGGCCTGATCGCCGCCTCGCTCGCCGCCGCCTGGGGCTTGGTCATGGCCAAGGACAACAATGCTCGCGGCTAAGTTCATCGCCGCCGCTTTGGTCTTCGCGGCCTACCTGCTGCTCCCCGGCTGCGTGACGGTCGGCTACGACTTCCTCAAGCAGCAGGCCACGGTAACGGTTGACCCGAACAAAGGTTACAAAAAGTAAGCAATGTGGACGTGGATCAAGAGACTATTTGGCAGCAAGTCCGGCGTTACCCCAGCGCCGGCCTCGCCGAACTCTGCATCCGCATCCACAACGAGCTTCACCGTCGCGCCGCCGCTGACGAGCTTCGACGAGCGGAAAGTCTTCACGCCGAACAAGGGCAACCAGGCGATCAAGCCGGAGGCAGTAGTCCTGCACCACAGCGACGGCAGCTACCGGGGAGGCTGCGAGTGGATCGCCAGCCCGGCATCTAAGGTGTCCTACCACGTCCTCATCGCCCGCGACGGCCGCCGCACGGTGTTCTGCCAAGACGCCGACCGCGCCTGGCACGCCGGAAAGAGCAACTGGTTCGGCCGGCAAGACCTTAACTCATGGAGCCTCGGGCTCGCTTGGGAGGGCAACACTTATGACTACCCGCTCGGCGATGACGCCATGGCCAGCGCCATCGAATGGCTGGCTCCGCGCATGCGCAAGTGGGGCATCCCGATGAACATGGTTGTGACCCACCAGCAGGTCAGCCCGACCCGGAAGACCGACATCTCGCCGGGGGATGCGGAACTATTTCGCAGCAAACTTAAAGCAGCACTGAACTAATTATATGGCCAAGACAATCGCACAGATCACCGCCGAACTCGCCGCCACACCGGAGGCAGCCGACCTTCTGGTCATTTCCGATGGCGGTGTGACCAAGAAAATCTCGGTCAGCAACTTGGCATCGGCCGCGCTCAATCTCTCGGGCAACAAGACCGTGTTCGACGGTGTCAACCTAGTGCTTGGAACAACGACCGGAACAAAGGTCGGCACGGCGACGACACAAAAGCTCGGCTTCTACAACGCCACGCCGGTCGTCCAGCCCGCCGCCGTGGCCGACGCCACGGACGCCGCCAGCACGCAGGCCCGGCTGAATGACCTGCTCGGGCGCCTGCGCACCCTCGGCCTCATCGCCACTTAATGGCATTAGAAAGTCCAGTTCAGCGCGACGGCGACATGGGATTCATCGGCTACTCCAGCCGGATGAACCCTGTCACCTTGCCCGCCGGCATGCTCCAGCTCTCGGAGAACATGCGGCTGGACCGTGGCGTAGCCGTGACGCGGCGTGGCCTCAAGCGGCTGGCCGACGACATTTCCCCAGGCCAGGTGCCGCTGACTGTCCCCTTTGTTCTGACTGATCCCGGCCCCATCGTGCGCACCAGCTACGACGGCGGCATTTTCGCGGCGGCCGTGATGCGCTCGCCGGACGAGGCCAACAGCATGGAGGTCACGCTACTAGCGGCATCCGACCGTGCTTTCGTTTACCTGACGGACGGCAGCCTGCAGTTTTCCGCGGCCTGGGCCAGCGGCGTCTTGGCCATCGATGCCACAGACAACCTTGACCTCGGCGGCGGCGAAGAGCTGGTCATCGCCCGGCTGCCGTCCTCGCTCATTTACCCCGCCGGTGAAAGCGTCCACCCCTCGGACAACGTGTCGATGGTGCAGGCGTTCGACCGTATGTACCTCTTTCGGGAGGCCGACACCTCGCAGACCGGCTACGAGCAGAAGTACACCGCGGCGAGCGGCGTCTCGGTTTTCGGCACGGTCGCCACAGTCTTTGTGACCGGCCACAACTACCCCGCCGGCGCCCGCGTCCGCATCGAGGGCAGCAGCAGCGCGGCCTTCGATGGGCATGAGTTTCAAGTGGAGGCCGCCAGCCTAAACGCCGACGACTTCACCATCACCGTGCCGACCGGCACACCCTCAGACGTCTCGGCCAACATCAAGGTCCGCCGGGTCAAGGCACCGCTTTACTGGACCGGCGACCCCGCGACCGGCTTTGTCCGCGCAGAGGGCGGCGTCCCAGACGTTGGCGTGACCTTCCGGCGCCTGCGCTCGGCGCCCTGGGGCAGCTATATCAACAACCGCCTCGTCATCCCCGATGGCAAACAGAACGTCATGCTGAGCGACGTGCTTGATCCCGATGTTTACGATTTGTTCTGGCAGTCCTTCCGCGTGGGTGTAGGCGGCAACGACCGGATCGTGGCGGTGCATCCTTGGGTGGACAACAACGTCCTGGTCTTCTGCCGCAAGAGCATCTGGATCGCCGCCATCTCGCAGAACCCCGCGGTGGACGGCAGCGACTTTTCCATAGACACCGCCGTGACCCGCCTTGAGCTGTTGACCGATGAGATCGGCTGCGCGGCCCGCCGGACGATTTGCACGGCCGGGCAGTTCATCTATTTCCTGTCCGACGCCGGCGTCTACCGGCTGGACGCCAAGCTAGACCTCAAACTCCGCGGCGAGACCAAGCCTTTGAGCGATCCCATTGCTGACCAGTTGCAGGGGCTGCGGGCCGACTTGCTTGAGTACGCCACGGCACTTTACTTCGACAACCGCTACTTCCTCGCGGCCCCGCTGGCCACCAGCACAGGCAGCAACAACGGCGTCTTCATCTACAACCAGCTCAATGAGGCGTGGGAGACCCGCGACATCTACGGAGTCGGCGTCAACGACTTCTTGGTCGCAGACATCAACAACCGCCGGCGCGTGATGATCAGCTCCCAGGCGGGCAAGCTGATGCTTTTGGACGAGGTCGAGGAGGGTGACGAGTCGCCGGATGCAACGGTTGACTTCACCGAGCCGGTCCCGGGCAAGATCGTCACTCGTCGCTACGGCATGGGAACGATGTCTAGCAAGCGCTTCACCCGTGCCCTCGCCGACGCCGTGCTGCCCAGCACCGGGTCGATCACCGTGACGGCCAACCTGCGCAACCCTGATAAGACCGAACCTTTAGTGCCCGGGCTGGAAAACACCACGGGCTCCGGCAACGACTACAGCCTAAAGTTGCCCCTCCGGCGCAAGGCGCATTACTGCGAGCTGGAAATTTTAACGAACGCTAACCGACCCGAGATCCGCAACATCTCGGTCGAGGCCGCCATCCCCAGCCTCCCGCAAACCGAAACACGTCACGCAGCTTAAAACATTATGGCCACCATTACCGTCACAAAAGGACACAACGCACCGAACGGATTTGTCACCGGCGAGACCGTCACACCTGCCACGCTTAACGCCGCACAAACCCCAGTTGTCGCACTCACCGCGGAAAGTATCGTCAACGACGATATATCGTCCGGCGCCGCAATCGCCTTCTCCAAGCTGGCAACCGGCGCCCTGCCCGCGGCGATCACGGTGACCACGGCTAACATGGTCGATGCGTCTGTCACTCCTGCCAAGTTGAGCGGTGCACAGACCGGCACGGCGCCGATCTACGGGGTCAGGGCGTGGGTGAACATCAATGGTGCATCGGAAAACAATCTGAATTTCGACTACACGACAAATTCCAGCGGCACAATAGTCCTTGTGACCACGGCATCGGCGCACAGTCTTAGAGTTGGCCATGTGGTCTACCTTGAGTTTACAACCGGCGGGCCGCAGCGCCCAACAAGCAGGGCTTACACGGTGACCGCGGTGGGGCCGGAAAGCACAAGGCTTAATGCCGTTGGTGATGTTAAAATTTCAGATACAACCGGCCAGGGAGAGGTGCGCAGAAGGACTGTGCGCGCCTCTGGCAACGTCGCCTGCGTGTCTCCACTCTACGACACAGAGGCGAGCGCGGAATTTGCAGTCAACTTTGCAGTAGCGCTCCCGGACGCTGACTATGCTGTTTCTGGCCTTGCGGCCCGCTCAGCCGCCCAAGACAGCATCGTCACGGCCAGGTCCACCGATGTGAAGACGGCAGACGCTTGCGTGATCAGAGCTGCTACCGGCGGCGGATCACAGCTCACGTCATGCCCGCTAGTCACGGCAATGTTTATCCGATGACGCCATGGGAAAAAGCACACCAATGGTATGACCAGTATTTCCCTGGACAAAACTTCGGGCTCGCCCTGGCAGCCAACATTGCGCGGCCAGACGGCTTTGTCGTCTCGTTCAACGATGTCTTCGTCATGGGCCAGGAGGTCCACTGGGACGCGGCAGCGCGGAGCATTACACCGGGCGAGCCGAATGCCTGGTACGTCCAGCTGGCAGCGGCCGGCGACGGGACCAACGCGCACGAAAGGTTTCTTAGCTCGGCAGCCAAGCCGCACGAATACGTGTTGTGGCAACGCCGCAACGACGGCCGCATACGCGCCCGCCGGTGCGTGGACATTTTGAAACGAACACAGCGACAAAAGGAGTAACTATGGGATCATCACCAACAGCACCAACGCTCGATTTAGAACAGTCCTCAAGCCTGCTGCGGCAGCAGCTTGCCATCCAGCGTGAGGAACTGCCAGCCATGGCGCGCGCCGCCGGCAACGCCTCAAGGCAGGAAAGCCGCCGCAACATCAACTTTGGCCTCCGTCTGCTCGGCGACCAGCGGCTCCGCAGCAGCTACGAGGCAGCGCTGCCCGACGAGATGCGCCGCCGCACCAGCCTGCTCGGTCAGCTCGACGCCGCCCAATCAGCCGCTCCGGAATACACTAGGCTGCAGGAGCAGCTCCAAGGTGCAGTCGGCGAGCGGGCCGGCATGCTCTCCGCGCAGGACGCCCGGGACGCCACGCAGCAGGCCCGCGCCGGAATGGCAGCACGCGGCATGGCGACCGGCAGTGCTGGCCTCGGCGCCGAGCTACTCAACCGCGACCGTTTTGTCCAGCAGCGCCGGGCGCAAGACCTCGGCATCCTCGGCCAGTCGGCCCAGCTCGCCGAGCAGGAGCGCATGCGGCGGATGGGCGTTGGGCAGGACGCTTACAACTTCGGCATGTCCACCAACCCTGCCATCATGGCGATGGGCATGGGTTCGCCGTATGCCAACCTTACGCAGAACTCCATGTCTATGGTGGGCGGGGCGCAGGGCATGAACCCAATGTACTCTGGTGGCAGCCCCGGGACGGCAGGGCAGAACATGATGCTCGGCGGAACAATCGGAGGAGCCGGGCTTGCAGCAGCCGGGACGATTGGCGGGGCCATGATTATCGCCTAATGAAAAACCTTGTCTTAAAGACGGCAGAAAAGATGCGCGCTTGGCATGCACGGTGGCCAAACTCTGCCGTTTTGTGGAGTGGCGGAAAAGATTCAACAGCGCTTCTGCACGTTCTCAAATTTAAGGCAGGTATTGATTTGCCGGTCATACAATACCGCGAGCCAAAATTCCGCGAGCGCTACGCATACAGCGACGAGCTTATCAAGCAGTGGGGCTTGGAGGTTTATGACTACGCGCCCTCCAGGGTTGCCATAGCGGACGGCCCGGATGTTGAAACGGGAGAAGTCCGCTTTGACATGCTGAAATACTACCAGTGTGGAAGCGCCGCCACGGTCCTCACCTTGGGCACCGAGCGCCCCACTGAGTCTGAGCTAGAAAGCGGGAAATACCTTTGTGCCGTCAAGGACTTTCTCAGCCGGCCAACCGGCACGTTTGACTTTCCATGGTCTGCAATGTTTGTCGGAACCAAGGGCGGCGACACCGATCTCATCAAGGGCGAGATCCCGCTGGCAATGGATATTCGCTGCGTGGACGGAATGCCGGCCAGCCTTTACCCAATCAGAGACTGGTCTGATGAGGACGTGTTTGAATATTTGGAGACCGAAGGAGTGGCGGCTGATCCGACGCGGTATGTAAAACGCGAAGGCAGCTGGGGCAACAATCCCGACAAATCGCTCAACGCTGACTTTTACCCCATCTGCTTCAACTGCGTGGACCGGCACCAAGGGCGGCACGTTCATTGTCCAAAGTTGGCGGCTACCGTCAGCAACGTAAGTCATCACGCGCCCTATGAAGACATGGTCTTCCCCGACCTGGGCTTCAAACCAATATGGAATACGACTGCCAACGATGCGGCGCCTGCTGCTCTCACAAGTGGTCCTGGCCTGTCCTGCGACGAGACCGATCTGACGCTGCTGGCATCCCGCAATGGATGCTGCGAGATGACTACCCACTGATGAAGACAACCAACAGCAGATGCGTGGCACTGACCGGCGGGGTCGGCTGCGATGTGGGCTGCTCAATTTACAACAACCGACCGAATGCCTGCCGCGCGTTTGTGCCGGGATCAGCGCTGTGCCTTGAGGCGCGACAAGCGGCAGGAATCACACAACAGAAAGAAATAACATTATGAGCCAAGACCCAATGGGATGGTATGGTCGCATGATCGAAAGCGACCGCAACATGCAACAGCAGGGCGCTGAAAACCTAATGGCAGGCGTGACGAGCGCGATGGGAAGCATCGCCGGCTCCTACATGGAGGCAGAAGAACGGAAAGCCAAGGGCCGCGCCTTCAAGAATACGTTCAATGTCCTGGCGCCGGCACTGAACATGACGACAGACAAGCTGGCCCAAGTTGTCGGCACGGAATCGCTTAAAAATGACAATGACTGGTTCCGCGCCAGTGAGGCGTTCATGCCGATTCTGCCGTCGCTGATCAACTTGCAGCTAGGTCAGGACAGGTTGGGCTTGCAGCAGAGTGGGCAGCAGATCCAAGCAGGAGTGCCAGCGCAGCGCGCGCAGATCAACGCCGCAGCCCAAGTCGCGGCCGGCGGCGGCACCTATAGGGGATTTCCTCCCGGAGTAAACGCCAGCGTAATTGACGATAATTGACGAATAATATGCCCCCTCGCAAAAAAGTTTTAGGCTACGACCAGCAGACTGGTCAGGCCATCTACGAAGAGACGCTACCGTCTCCTATGCAAGACGACCCAATGACGCCACTTCCAGCTGTTGACACAGTTCCACTGGACGCCATGGACGCGATGAACGGCGTGTCGGCCGATCCTTATGCTGGCGCTCCTATTCCGAAGGACGTTGCCAACGATGTTGCGGCCATGGAAATTCCGTCCACTGGCATGGCGTTTGATTTCAATTCCCTAAACGTGCAGACCAAAGAAGATTTTAAGGCTCTGCCTGTTGAGCAGAAAGAGTTGCTCAAGGCAATGAAGCGCGGCGTGCAGTTCACCCCGCAGTCAGCGGCCGAGTTTATCTTGGGTCAGACCAATGCGCGTCTGCAGACTGAGCAGAAAATCAAGCTGCGGCAGTCTGATCCCGCAGTCGCTGCATCGGTCCAGCGCGACACGGCGGCAACTGACGCGCAGAGGAAAGCCTTAGCACAAAAGCAGCAGTCCGCGCTCGACACCATCGGCAGCATGCGCGGCACGATCAATGACCTGACGAGCCATCCAGGCTTCTCCGGTTCGGTTGGGGCAAAGAATGCATCTTATTTGTTTGGGCTGAAGAGCAACCCTGTGGCTGGCACCAAGGAAGCGGACTTCAAGGCGATGCTCGAGCAGGTGCAGGGCGCTGCGTTCTTGCAGGCGTTTGAAAGTCTCAAGGGCGGCGGGCAGATCACCCAGGTTGAGGGCGAGAAAGCCACGCAGGCCATCGTCCGCGCCCAGCAGTCGCAGAGTGAGGAGGGCTTCAAGAAATCGATGAATGACTTTATGTCGGTCCTTGATAAGGCCGAGAAGCGCGCTACGAGCGGCGAGATTGTCCAACAACCGTCCGCGCCGGCCAAGCCTCGGCGCGTTTCTGGCGGGATCACCTACGAAAAGGGTGAAGACGGACTCTGGAACCCTGTTCAATAACTAATGGCAAAAGGCTTAACAGACGCCCAGCTCGACGCAATGGACGAGATGGAGGCGCGGCAGAATCTTTACGGAACTGCCGCTAGAGTGCTTGAGTCGCCGGCCGCTGTGCCGATGACAGACGCGCAGATGGATCAACGCGCCACGTCAGACAGTCTCATGCAGGCCACGCCTTTCGGCCAGAAGACTATGCCACAGTCGGCGCCGCAGCCTCCGCAGGCAGACTTCCGAGAGCCGCCCAAGCCGCTGACAGATGCGGAGCTGAATGCGCAGGATGACAACCTTTATTACGATCCATCCTACGAGATGCCTTTCGAGGAGTTTGCTCCAGTGCATGCGCGCAGGCAGCAGGAGAAGAATACGGTGGGCAGCTTTGTGGATGGGGCGGTGGCGGCTGGCCAAGGGCTGGTGTCTTTGACTGCAGAGATGGGCCAAGAGCTGAAGGACAACGCCACTTCAAACTTCTATCGGCCAGACCGCTTTGCTACGCAGAACTTCGTCACACTCAAAGAGGCGGGCCGCAAGGCGGGCCTTGAGTTCGCCAAACTCGTTGACTGGATCGGCAACACGGCGCGCGATCACGCCACAGACGTTCGCCGTCAGGAGCAGGTGCGCAGCGTCATCGCCCAAAAGCTGCAGGCCGAGGGAAAGCTGTCGGGCGACCTGCGCGGAGACATCGAGATCATCAATCGCGAGTTTGCCGCAGCTAAAGAACGCGGCGAGACGGCGCCGACTCCGCTGGAGGAGAACGCCGATGTCAAACAGGCGTTTGAAGACTACCGCCGCGGCAAGAACTTTGACCGTGAAATTGCGGGCGTAGGAAATTTTAGCATCGGCCAGACGCCGGTGACGCAGGAGAGCAGTGAGGCGCGGGCGACTAATCCGATCACCGGCGAGGTGATGGAGCCGCAGCGCGCTTTGGCGACCGGAGGGTCGATGGCTTTGGCTCCTGACAACTTGCTGCCGGTCGGTGCGGGCGCACTATCCAAGGTGCGTATCTTGCGCCGCCTGTCGTCGATCACGGGCGTGCCGCTCAAGATGACTGGGGAGGTGGCCAATGCGGGCGCCGACGCATTACAGCGTAGCGCGATGCGGATCACGGACAGGGTGCAGGATTTGACGGGAATGAACGCGATGCAGCAGACGGCGGCCGCGACTGCCCTGACGGGTGGCGTGGGCTATTTGAGCACTCAGGGCCAAGGCGCGCCGGCGGCATTGGGCGGCGTGGCCACGGGCGTGCTTTCGATCCTGCCCATCATGAAATTTGGCGGGGCGATCTTGAGGCGCACTGGCGCAACGGCAGGCGGTGGCTACGCCATCGTGCGCGAGATGGGCGCCGGTGGTGCGGGTGCTGCGGGCGCTGAAACCGCGCAAGCGATGGCCGGCAGTGGTGCCTTCCCCCAGCGTTACGCCCGCCATATGCGGCCCGGCGGAGCGTCTGCTGACAGCACCCTGCGGCGCGTAGCGCAAGACCCCGAGAATCCGCAGATGCTGCGCCGGCTGTCGCGCACGGCAAACAACTTGGGCGCAACGCAGGCGTTTCGGCTAGCGGATGACGCTGTCAGTTCCGCTGTGGTCTCCGGGCTTACGGCGGCTCCATTTGCCTTGGTGGCTCCCGATGCCGAGCAGGGCGGTCAGATTGTGGGCGGCGCCGTGATGCTGGGCACGCTGGCGGGGACGGCGACAAGGGCTTTTGGTAGGCGGCCGGCTGAAGTGGACGCCGACATCGCCAGAATGCTGGTCGATGTGACTGAAAGCAATGGCGACGCGGCGTCCCTCATGTCCCTTTCGCACGACAGCCTCTCGCGGTTGGCGGCCATGCAGGGCGTGCTGCGCAACAAGGTCAAATTTATCCCGCTCCGCGGCCAGGACTACCGGGCCAACACCGACCTTCGCGCGGAGGGCGGCGAGACGGCGGCGGGCCTTTACATCGAAAAGGACGCAAACGGATCGGCGAGGATCTTTGTCAACATGGGGCACACGGCTCCGGTGGACGGCAAGGTGTCTGTAAGGCCGGACGCGGACAAGGGCGGCAACGTAATCGACATCACCGCGGCGGACGGCACGGTGGACTCAACGCATGTGCCACAGGGCATCCGGCTGCTGGTCAAGGCGGGAGACACGGTGTCGGCAAACCAACGACTGGCGCAGGACTTGTCGCCCACGCGCATTGTCCCGCACGAAATCGGCCACGCCATCCTAACTAGCGACATCCTCGGTGGTCAGCCGCGCAATGACCTGCGAAACCTAGTCAACCAGCAGTATGCAACGGACGGTGTGGCGGCGCGCGGCAGGGAATATGCAACGCGGTTGGTGGACAATGACATCCTGGTCGGCGCCATCGAGGACGCCCCGGTCAACTTGACTGAGGCGCAGATCAATGACGTATCCAGCGGCAAGACAACGCTGGCGGACGTGCTGAAGGGTCAGCCGGTTTCTGAGCAGGCGCGGCAGCGTCTTATTGACCAGCGTGTCGAAGAGCTTTCCCAGCGCAGCATCGAAAAGGGCGAGGACGCGCTGGACTGGGCACGCGACGAGATCATCGCCGAGACGTTCGCCTCCGAGGCTCCGGCCATCGACTTCCGCGCCGTCCGCCGTGACGCACTGTTCCCCCGCCTCGCCGAGTCCATGCTGTCGGCCGGCGGGCGCGTTCTGGAGGTCATGGGCGCTCGCCTTGACCCGGGCACCGGCAAGCTAATGGACAGCCCCTCGGTGCTTTTCCGCGACAATCCTCTTTTCCAAGACCGCATCATGCAGAAGCGGGTGCGTGAGTACGTGCGTAGTTACGACCAGTACCTCGCCGGCCTCGAGGAAGCCGGGGCTAAGGAGCTGCGCGGCGTGGAGCTGGCCCGCAGCAGCAAGCCGGAGGACTTGGCCCGCAGCACGCATGTGAAGCTGCGCGATGAGGGCAACGGAGTCCTGGAGAACGACTTCATGGTTCAACGCCCAGACGGCACCTACACCATGAAGGCGCAGGAGACGGTCAACCTCACCGAGAACGCCCGCAGCGCGCAGATCAAGACGCTCTACGATGCGCGCAAGTTTGTCCCGGTCAACTCGCAGGAGTTCGGCAAACGCAAGGTCAACGGCCGCGAGGTGGTCGGAGGGCCGGTGCTGCCGCCGCAGTTCGACTTCTTCACCAACTTCCCCAAGCACGTCCGCGAGTTTGCCCGCTCCATGGAGCAAAGCCGCGCCGAGGGCGGCAGCTGGGACATCGACTACAACGCCATCGGCACCGGAGCCTCGGGACGCTACCGCGTAACCAACCTGGGCAACGTGCGCGCCATCCAGCGCGAGACCGTGCCGTTTGGCTGGCAGGTGACCAAGGCCAACCACCTGCTCGCCGCCTCGCTTGACCTCAACGCCTTCCGCGCGTCCGCCATGAAGGCGATCAACAAGGGCGACCTCGGGCTCTTCAACAACGACATGCGGCAGGTGGAGGCCGACCTCAAGACCTACCTCGCCAACCACCGCAACGGCAGGCCCGGCGAGATGACCATCGGACAGCAGAAGCGGGACATGCTCAACGGCCTCATCGGCACCGGCACCGCAGTGCAGCGCACAGCCAACCCGCTGTACTCGGACCTCAACCCGCGCGGCAGCATCCGTGCTTGGCGCGTGGACCGGCTCAACGATGCCAAGCCGACCGGCCGCACCGGCTACTTCTTCGACTACGACAAAATCAACAACAACCGCATGCCCAGCGCCCTCCCGCAGGCTGGCATGGCGATGCCGGAGGTGCGTGGACAGGCTATGCCGGACATCACCATCACGCCAGACGAAGCGCGCCGCAGAGGGCTGGTCGGCCCGGTCTACCACGGCTCGCCCGACTTCAAGGGACGCAAGTTCGACCCCAAGTATCGCGCCCGCAGCTCGGGCATTTCCCGCGGCGGCTTTTCTTTCAGTGACGATGTCGCCTCCGCAGACGGCTATGCTGCCGCGCCCATCGACTCGGCGCAGGCTGCCGTGGACAGCGCCAATGACGTGATGCGCGACCTTGGCGCCCGCATGGAGGCTGGCCTAAAGCTGCGCGAGTTTGCTGATGTCAGCGAACTGCCAGAGTTCAACGTGCGCTATGTGGACGACATGGACGAACTGGCCAGCTACTTCAATGACCTCGCCAAGCGCACCCCCAAGGATCTCGCCGCTCGCCTGCGTGACGCCGCCAAGCAGGTCAACGAGCCAGCCAACCCGGTGGTCGTCGAGGCGTATCTGCGCAACCCGAAGACGATGGACATTGACGGCAAGAAGCTGTGGCTGGTGGACAATCCTGACGACATCTTTGTGTCGGCGGCGAGACCTCCGCAAGGTGCAGCAACAGGCCGCACCCGCGGGCAGGCGATGCCGGAGGTGGCCCCCGTGCGCACCCTCGACACCGACCGCCTGCTCCGCGAGTACGAGGAGAACCAAGGCTACCTCGGCGGCGTGGACGATTTAGCAAAACCTGACCCAAGAGTGTCGAAAGATCCGAAGTCTTTGTGGAAAGAAAACAAATCAAAAAATTATGGCGGCCGAGATTCTTCGGACTACATGGATATTTTTGAAACTAAAAATGGCGGTTTTGCTTTGCAAAACGCCGAAACTTATCCGTTTATTCAATGGAGCCAATCTTTTAAAAAAGGAAGCGGAAGAACTGCATATTTGGAACTTTTGTATGCATCAAAGGCAATGGGCAAAAAAGGTGTAACAACGCAATCTTTTGCACAAATAGAAGCGGTTGGAG